TGTCTGGGGTTGGGTTGGGGTTTTATTTTAAACTATTGTTTTACAAACTATTTTCATTTTTTCTTACCTACCTACCTTTAAAATACAAACTGATTTAATTAAACTATTGACAGGTTTATTTCTTACTGTATAATATCCCACATCGAAGCAATAAAGTTTCGTAACAATTTTAAAACATTACTGGAGATACTATCATGGCTAAAAATAAAGAAACAAATGCAGTTGAAACAACCGAAATTACACCAACTGCTGTAGAAAAAACCCCTCGCGTTCGTAAAGTTATTTTAACACCAGTGACAACGGAAACAACATTAGCTTTAACAGTTGAAGTCATCGGTCAAGAAACGATTAATTATGAAGTTGAAGTTAGTGAACTGCCTGTACAACTTGTTAATCAATTAGCTCTGCGTGGTATAGCCTCCTTCATCCACGACAAAACTGCTAGTGCAAAAGATGTTTCAACCATTCCTGCTTTAGTGGAAGCTGTATTTGCTTCTGTTAAAGATGGTACAATCTTTGAAAATACTCGCAAACGTGGCGGTGATACCGTTGAACTTCCTAAGTTCGTTGAAGCAATTATGGTAAGAGATAACTTAGACAGAACTGATAAAGATGCCCGTCAAAAAGCTTTGGATGCTTGGAACTCTTTAAGCAAAGAAGATAAAACTGCTATTCGTTCAGATGCAGTCTTAATGAATCATGTTAAGATTCTGAATGGTGAAGCTGCTAAAGCGCAACTTTCTTCTTTGTAAGAAAGTTTGAAAGAAGTTCCCTAGTGTAATAACTAGGGTTCTTCAAAGAGTTTATTTGAAAGAGTAAGCTGTTTGAAGAAAGTAAACAGTTGTTCTATGGTGTAACGGTAGCACATCACACTTTGACTGTGAGAGTAGAGGTTCAAATCCTCTTAGAACTGCCAAACAAAAAGAAAGCCCAGAAGACTTAATATCTTTCTGGGCTTTTTATTAACTAACTTTTATTACTTTTATAGGCTGTTTTATTCAAGGTTTTTCTATAAGCTCTTTCGGACTAGCTAAAGCTTCTTTCATTGCTGTAAGGTCATAGTTGAACTCCTCTTGTTGTGTTTGTTTGTCTCGTTGTTCCCAAACATCTTCTAAAGCTTTTAAGAAAATCTCTGAGGTTAATGCGCCTACTTCTGCAATAGCTACTAACTTAGTCATCTTAGCAGTTAAAAGCTTATCATATAACTGATTTTTCTTAACAATTCTACTAAAATTTTGCCTTTGAGCTTCCATAGCTTGATGATGCTTTTTATGCAATAACGCAAGTTCTTGTTTATGTAATTCAAGTAGCTTTTTAGTATCTTCTTGTAGTATTTGTTTCTTACAAACTTCTACACTTTCAGGATATTGAGAGGTTTGAACTTGTTTAAGTTTCCTCCTAATACTTAAATGATACTCTTTACTACGAAAGAGTTTATCCAGTTGTGCATTAAGCTCTTCTGTAAAAGCGAATTTAGTTAAAACACTTATTTTGTCACTATAGTGGTTAGCTTTAGTTGAATGAAACTCTATTTGCTCTAACAATGTTTGTTTAGACTTTAAATCTGACATATTAAACTCCTATTAAAGTTTCTCAAAGAAACTTCTTAAATTATCTGCGTGTTCTTCTAAATTCTTTACCACTTTCCTATGTTCTTCCAAAAGAAGTAGATACTTTCTCTCTGTTTCTAACAACTCTTGGTAAGCTTCTTCGGGAATCTCCCGCATTTGACTACTTTTCATCTTTTATCTCCGTTTAATCTTTTTAAAGTCATTAATAATCTTACTTCTAGTTTCTAACTGTGCTAGTTCTAAAGGGTCTTTTCTTTTAGGAATAGTAAAACCCTTCATCCAGTTATGTTTCTTCTTAACCTTTTGTTTATTACTCTCCATTTTTAATCCTTCTTTTAAGTTCACGTTTACGGAAGTAGGTTATAAGTGAGTAATCCCACCAAGGTCTATAGAAGCCAAAGGTAAGTATCCAAGTAATAGCTACTATCAGTTCTACCCAAGCTTGTACAAAGTCTTGGTAACAATGTGTATAAGATTTCATACTAAGTATCACCCAAAGGTTTCAAGTTCACTGATAATACTAAAGTCGGTGACTTTAATGGTAATGTTTAGGGTTTTGTTGTGCATTAGTTTCATCTCATGCCCCTTTGTTTATACTTCTGTGTTCTTTAAGTGCAATAGCCCAATCTACTTGATTACCAAACCAAGCTAAGGAAGGTTCAATACCATATCTTGATTGACAGATACGCTTAATAAAATAGTTGGCTTCCAAACTATCAAGTGCCGCAATTACTGTTGGTTTACTTAATCCTGAAAGCTCGCACAGTTCAGCTATACTAATAACAATCTCATTATTTTGCTCTTTAGTGTGCAAACCAGATATTAACAATGTAGCAATAGTGATACTAGACTTGTGACACCTCTTGATAATCTCTTGTAACCCTGCGGGATGCACATAAGCACAACAAGGTATTTTTAAGTTTTCATCAAGTAATTTATCTTCTGTCACAATAGTTACGGTTCGGTGGATATTCTCTGTAGTCACGATAGATACCTCTTTATGTACTGTTCTTGGTTTCTTGTACCAAACTTTTAGTGGGTTCATTTGTTTAACTCCGTTAGGTTTGAAAGTTAAATTATACTAAAGAATTGACAACTTAACAAGCAAAAGTTAAAAGTAAAAGAGATTTACTTTATTTTCTAAAACCTGTTAAGTATCAACCACTTGGCTAAAACTCTGTATAACTAATAAAGCTAAAAACGTAACTCATTGAAAGTATTGGGGTTTCTCTTACTTTAAAAGTAAAGTTCATTTACTTTATAGAACTCCCTCAAGATACCAAGGAAGTGTAACTGTTTTCACAGCTCTAGTTATTGCAACGTAACACATTGCTAGTTTAACTCTATCAACTAACAAGTCTTCTATTGCATCTTCGTAATAAGGCATACCTTCAATAACTATTGGAACAAGGAAGTCATCAGCAATAACTACATTAGTAAAACCTAGTCCTTTGGACGCATGAATTGTTGACACAATAAAGTCAGCCTTTTCCTGACTAACCAAGTTCTCTTCAAGATACTTAAGTCCAGTAAATAAACCACCCTTTGCATCACTTATCATCTTTGCAAGTTTATAAATCTGCCCAAGTTCCTGATTACTTTCAATTGCTTGCCACATTTTCTCTTTCGTATCGAAACTTTTTAAACTTGCCACTGGGAACTTTGGTTCTTGTTCATTAAGAACTGCAAAAACATGATACATCATACTTTCCATCTCGTTGAATTTGCTTACGCAAGCTACTTTCTCTCCAAGTAGTAACTTGGTAAAGACTATTTGTAAAACAGTCGCATTAGTTCGACAAAGTATGGCTGTTTGTCCAGTACCTTTGTCAGTTCCACGCCCAATAAGTCTAAGACTTGTTTCCATAGCTGGTAAAGATAAGACTTTGTTAGCAATATCAGCAATGCCTTGTCCAAAACGGAAACTTTCCGTCAATGTAGCTTTGTTCCAACTAGCAAAGCTACTAAAGTCATTCTTTGCACCTCTCCAAGCGTACAAGTTCTGATTCTTATCACCACAAGCTATACGTTGTAAGTGTGTTTGGTTATTGAAGATTGCAAGTGTTACGCTGTTGCTGTCTTGGCAGTTATGAACTATTACACCTGTACCAGCTCTAGTGTTATTTAGGCTTCTACTTGTACAAAAGTTATGATTATCAGCTACTTCAATATCATACACATCTTGAATACCTGCGTCTTCTATAGTTGAGACAAAGTTAGCTCCATAAGGTTTAAAGTCACACTTCCAGTCGTAAGACTCTTTCATAAAAGGGTTCTTGTATCTTAAGTCTTCGTGCATGAAAGGGGCTACCATTAAGAGTAGTTTTTGACTTTCAATAACATTAAATCTTAAGTCATAAAATCCATTGTAGTTCTTAATACTAGCTTGAAGTCCGAAGTTCTTAAAAAGAAGCTGTTGTAATATAATGTGTTCTGCATAATTAAAGTTATTAGAGTTAATACAGATACTGTTGCACTTACCTAATGACCCATCATCCATATACCAAACAGCGAGACCCCTAGCATCAAGCAAGTCTAGTAGTTCAAAAGGCTCTTTATCCAATACAAAAATTTTAGAAGATGTTTGAAAAATAGACTCTTTACCAGTATAACCACTTATGTTCTTTCTAGGTTCAGGGCAGTTAAAAGCCTTAGCCTTACTTCTTAAGTACCGTTCTTGAGCAACTCCCTGAGTGAACTGTAGTCTATAAGTAGGAAACTTACTTTGTTTAGCTAAACAACCGTCACCCAAGAAAGAACCAAGCATAATCTGTAACTGCTCTTCACCTAATACATACTTTGATTTTTGATTATCTGGAGTATCTAATAAGAGATAGTCTTCCCCAATAACAAGTTCATCTGCTCTAATATAACCACGTTGTGTTAGTAATCTATGGTTAGGAGTACATTCAACTTTATTCAAGCCTTCTGTTTTAATAAGCAACACTTCTCTATCTTTTGAAGTTAAACAAGATAACATCTCCTTATATTCGTAGATGCCTTGTTCAATGTTGTAACTAAGTATCTTAGGAACAGGTAGTCCTCTATTAAAAGTATCACAAAGCCTTTTTATTCTAATTAAACCTTGTTCTGTTTTAACAGCTTGTGTAGCAGTGAGACATTCATCAAGTATTACTAGGTCAATACTCAAGTACATCTTGTTACTAACATCCCAAACTTCTCTGAAAGTAAGTCCTTGTAGTTGGAACAACTTAACATAAGTATCATGGGTTATTTTTGCTTTATCTGAAGGGTTAGTCATCCTTTGCCAAAGTTCAGAACAAGTCTTTCCAATAAGGTTTCTTCTCTTACTTTCTTCCAGCTCATCTGTTATAAGTACAAGGTCTAAATCTTCCACACTAGAAGTTTTAAAGTTACCTGTCTTAAAGCCTAGTGCAGAAGGGTACAGTGTACTAACAAAAGTATAACAGTCAAATTCATCACTTTGTTGCCAAAGTTTCATACAATCAAGGACAATTCTTTGTAACTTACTAAGTTCCTTTTGGTACTCACCTTTAGCATACGCTTCTTCATTATCTAACAGTTTAACAAGCAAACTTGTATCAATATCCTCAAATAACAGAAACTTATTAAGCTTACTTTTAAACCCAGCGTTCATAACTTGTTTATAACACAAGCTATGAATAGTTGAGTAGAACATATTAGCTGGACGGTCAGCTTGTGCCATACCTTCGTCGGCGTTCTTTTTGTTAAAGAAGATGCTAAGGCAGGTTTTATTAGGAAGATGCTTAGCAATAAACTTACCAGACTGTGTTTTGCCCGTGCCAGCTAAGGCATTTACTAGAAGGTTGTTACCTGTAGCTGTAAGTTCACAGATTTGTTGTTGTTCGTTAGTTGGTTTCATTGGTTTTCCTTTATTATAGTTTGATTATTTCAATCTTAGTGTTAGCAACACGACCATAGTGTCTATCTCTCAACTTGTGAAAGTCAACAATACGTTTAATGTTTTCCTCGGTGTAAGGTTGGATTGTTCCAGATAACTTTCCAGCTATCTTATGTGTCATAAACTGCGTTGATTTGTTCTGTATCATAAGTACCTTCCTCTTTGTTGTTTGTTAAAATTAACTTACTTAACTCTTATCAAGCTAAGAAAGTTAGCCACTGTTTCCAATGGCTTAACAGGTTAAAAGAATTGTTCTAAGTATTCTTCTTCTCTAGTAAGATACTCTGGTTCAGCACTTCCAAAGTAAGTCTCTTCCATCAAATCGTCTTCAAACATACCTCTGTAATCTTTGAAAGTAGGACAAACCCTCCTTGTTGGTAATCTTTCCCAGTCAATCTCACAAACTTTCTTTGCAAGCTTTTGAAGATATGTCAAATCAAGATACTCATTCTTACTATGTTCATTGTAATATCCAACACTAACATTAGTACATTCAGGAATAAAGTCAATAAAGTTAGCCGTATCAGTGAAACTTCCATTAGCAGGTTTATACCCTGTACCAAGTTCTTTACAAAGTGCATCTGCGAAACTATCTGAACAGCACTCTCCGCAGAACTGACTGATTACTACATCAGAAGTTCCTTTCCTATCAAAGGCAATCGCCCTGTCTAGTTTCAAAGTTGGAAACAAAGTGTCAAAGTTATCCGCAAGATAGCCACTTCCAAACCCCCCAACTTCCTCACCTGCAAAGAAGAAGTAATGTCCTGCGACTTGCTTGCTAATCATGTGACAAAGTAATGCAACACCAGCACCATCATCCGCCCCTAGAACTTGGTTATTTGCAAAGATTTGATTAGTAATTGGGTCTAAGAAGACTTTCTTAGTTAAACCAATTCTGTGTGTTTCAACTGTATCAAGATGGCAAGTGAACATTGTCTTGCTATCACCGATTGAAACATAACCAAACATGAACTTACCTTGCTTAGCTATGGTATTATTATAGTAAGCTTGCTCTGGTGTAAAGCCAAGTTCAAGAAAGGTACTTTCCTCTGTACCTTGGAAACGTACCTTTTGTAAAAGGTAGAAAAGTTTATCTGTGTTCATAATAGTTCCTGTTAAGCAGCAATGTTAAAAGAAGTAAATAAGTTACTTTGTGTTTCAAACTCTTCCATAAGGTCGTTATATCTTGTTTCATAGTACCAACCTTCAAGATGATTAGTTGGTTTATCATAGTAGTAAGCAACATCTTCATGCGCCCAGCTATAACTATTATAACTTTCAACCAACTCTTTACAATCAGATTCCAATTCCCAACCATCTGGAGTTAAAACATAGTTAGTATCTCTTTCTTTTATGATTTCATTGTATCTTTCATCAATATACCAACCCGCATTGTAGTCTCCGAAAGCTTCGGAGTCTGTAAGTTCAGTACATTCTTGTTCTGGGGCAGATCTTTTACCTTCATCTGTTTCTTCTGCTAGTTTAACGCAGTTCTCCTTAAGATAATAGTCACCATTGTAGCTGGTGAGTTCATCAAGATGATAGTACCCAAAACTATCAACTGGTTCGTAGTAGTCATTCTCAGAAAGTAAATTGTCTGGTACATAGTTACCATCATACTCACCTCCTGTAACTCTTGTACAATCCGAGAGACTATATACATCCATGTCATCACCAAAGTAAACATAGTTATTGTTAAAACAATCTGTACAAACATCACCTTCTTGTTCTGTGTATCTTGCATCGTCTTCATTTATATGCTCCCCACAACATCCGCAAGTACAACCATATTTCATAACTCCGTTTGTACTATCTGCTTTAAAACTTGTTTCATAAGAAACAACTTCAAAGTAACTTCCTTTATCTTCCAAATACATACCATTCCAATCTAAGTAGGGCATGGTATATCCACCGTTAGTTTCTTCCTTAGCAAGTTCAATTCCTACTAAGTTACCTTTGGAATATCCTGAATTTTCCAAAGTTAGTAAGATATTATCTTGATACTTTTGTTCTGTGGAGTAGATACGGATAAATTCCATAGTATCAGTACGAACTAAACAACGTCCAACATAGTTATCTAAAGAAGTATCAGCACCATCATAAAAAGTTGCTAAGAACAAATTACTATCATAAGAGTAAACTCTTACACAGTCTTCGTTGTGCATACAGGAATAGCTACCACCGTCAGGAGCAACATGGATAGTATAATAGTCAACGATGTCCTCCGCATCTTGTGTAAGTTCCATAAGAACTTCACCTTTTAGGTTACGGCGTTGGAACTCAACAAGATTCTTTATTTCTAACTCTGTTAAGGAAGTTTGCTTAGTTAGTAAACGTCCTAGTTTAATTTGAATACTCTTTGCTTTATCTACATCATAGTAAGATACAAGCAAGTTGTCTTTATCTATTGAAGTATTAGCTATTTCTACTGATAAATTAGCTGGTAAGGCTTCTAATACTTTAGTGTGTAAGTTAGCCATAGTGTTACCTTTAAAACTTAGTTAAGAACTAAGCAAATCTGCTTAGTTCAATTAATAATTTTGCCTTTCGTTTAAAACGTGTTCATTTTATCACCATGTAGACTGTTTTTCAATAGCTATAATAAAATAAATCATTTATTTACAGATTTAATTTTATAACCTTATTTGCCTATATATATAAGGAGTAAAATTATAAGCATATAGTATGCCAAAAAACGAGTTTATCGGCGATTTTAGGCTATAATTTATTAACCTGTATTTATTTTTGTTATTCGGTAAAATAAACAAAAATAATGCTTGTATAATAAAATCAGTTCGGTATAATAAGCCATCGAATCGGGAAAGGCGTTAAAATAGCCTATCTGGATTAGATAAAGGCTTTATCATTGTAGTTTGATAAAGAAAGATTATTAACTTAGAAAAATAGAAGGTAACATTATGAATACTTATAAAGCTATACTAACACAATATAATAATCCAAACCTAGAGGAAGAATTAATCCTCTATATCAAAGCTTGGGCGTTAGAAGATGTACAAAAGTACATTGCTAAAACTTATAAAGAGTATCATAGTGTTGTAACGGTGTGTGTTATCGATGCAACACTAGATTAGTTTAGGGTTACCAACTTACCTTAAAAGTTGGAACTTCTTTTAACTTAACAAAAAGGGTAAACTTATGAGCGTAACATCCTACTTCATTAAAGCTTCTTCTCGTAAAGAAGCTATCACTAAAACTAAGGCTGAAAATACCATCAAAAGCATAGAAGCTCTTAACATAAAGACTTTTAAAGTATCTTGCGAAAACTTTGAGTTACTAGCAGTAGTAACAGACTTAGTAACTGGACAAGGTTCAGAGAATCTTTTTAAAGTTGAAATTGATTTGTTTCCAATATAAGTAGGAACGAAAGTAGGTTGCCAACTTGCCTATATGCAAAAGAAGTTGGGTTTAAAAGAAAGAAGTTACTTAGAAAGGGCGCGTTACCGTAAGCCACTAAAAAATAGTAAATACTATGCTAGTAAACTTCTTTCTTTTAAACAACCATCGCTGGTTGGTGTGACTTTGGCAAAGTATAATTGCTGGTATGCAAGATACACAAATAGACAATTATTTGTCCCTAGGTAGTCAGGGAATTGTTTAATAGATTACACAACTTTTATAGTTGGTGTTGACTTTCTAATGATAGCGGACATTTAGTAATCGCAGTTTCTTAGAAAGGAAGAGCCAGATAAACTTACGTTCTACTACGATAAGTTATGATACCGTAAGTTCTGACATGGGGCTAAGATAGTATCTTTTCATAGTCTAATCCTTGCTACATTCCGATACATACCTTAACTTCTTTATGAAGTAGTAGGCGGGTGTTGACGCTCTGGAACAGACAGAGACTTTTAAAGAACACTTAGATAGCAACCAATGTCGTAGTTTAAAGGTACTAAGTAAGTCTAACTTACTATTTATTGGCTAAGTGTTCTTTAAAGGTTAATCCTTTAAGGTTACAGACCTTTTAAAGCTGTAAAGAATATAGTAAATTTTAACATAACTTTTTGGAGTAACAACATGAAACAAGCACCTTTACATGGTAAGAAATTCTGGATGAACACATACGGAGTATTAGTTCCACGCGAAGAATGTAACAGCTTTGCTGCAAGAAGAAAGAAACCTTCTGGGCAAGCTAAGCAAAGTTCTTAAGTAAAACAGTTCCTAGTCTGGTTAAAACTAGGATTCTTTTAACACTTTTTAGAAGGTAAACTATGAAAACAACTTTATCTTTAATAATTAAAAATGATGAAGTAGCTGGCTTAGACTGTTGTGAGGTAGATGCTTTTATCAGATTACAATGTGGTTCAACTATCTCTTTAGATACTAAGATTCTTAAACGATTATTTGCTATATTAGAAAAAGAAAAGGAGTTAGCTCTTGATAAAACTAACTCCTAGTCAAAACCTTTTCGTACTATCCTTCCCTCAATGGTTTACAGGAGGTAATACAATTGCAATACTTGAAGCGGACGGTGGAAGTGGAAAGACTTTTGTACTTAAACACGCCTTAGAAAAACAACCACACTTCAAGTTTAAAAGTAAAGCACTTATCTTAGCAGAGACTAATGAAGCAGTCTTTGTACTTATGGAAAAGCTAGGAACAGGTTATGAACATATTAAGACAGTATGTTCAGCTTTTAACCTTGTACATAGTGTTAATGAAGAAGGTGTGGAAGGTTTGTTACAGCATAGAGAACCAGAGTTTGAAGGTATAACCTTGTTAGTAATTGACGAAGCTTCTATGCTTTCAAGTACAAGACTAAAGATGATACTTGAACTTTGTAAGTCCTATGGTATCTATGTTCTACTTATCGGAGATAGAAAGCAACTGCCAAGTCCAGAAGATGAAACAAGTTGGAACTCTCGTTGTGATAGTGTAGCCTTTCAAGAACAATGGTATATTAACAATGGCTTCCAAGTGCCTGTTTGGTTTCGTTTAACAGAGAACAAAAGAAGTTCAAACGAACATTACGAGTTCTGTACAAAGGTTGGAAGTTTACAAGAAGAAGGTAAGACTGGCTTTGTTCCTGATAAGTATATGACACCTTTCAGCACACTTAAAAAGTATCTTCAAACACTTGAAGGTCAAGCTGCTTTTCTTAATGGTGACGCAGTAGTTTTAGCATATACAAATACAAGAGTTGCAGAGCTTAATCAACTTGTTAGAAAGGAACTCTTTGGTAAAGAAAGTGAAGACCCTTTTTTGGTAAGTGATAGACTTATATTCCGACAACCAACAAAGTGTTTTGATAAACCTGTTAAAGATGATACCTATTCTTTTGAAGAGCTAATGAAACAAAAAGGAACTATCTTTACAACCAATACAAAAGCAGTTGTTAAGAAAGTATGTTATAAAACCTTATTAGGTATTACCGTTGTTGAACTTAATGTTCACAGTAACCACTTTGTTAAAGGTTTGCAAGATGGATTTATCTATATACCTTTGGAACGGAGTGAAGCTATTGAGAAGTTTACCAAGATGAGGCAACAAGCAACCTTTACTAAAGGAGATACCGAAAGAAAGAAAATGTTTGAAAAGTGTAGATTGTTTTGTAGTATCTTTAATGTTGGGATAAATCCTTTTAAAGAGGAAGATACTAGAAGAGATACAAAGCATGGGTATAGCTGCACTTGCAACAATGCACAAGGTTCAACTATAAAGGATGTCTTTACCGATGAAGCTAACATAAACAGTATAAAGAATAAACACCTTAGACTAAAGATTCAATACACGGCATTTTCCCGTGCTTCAAGTCAGTTATTTAGGTTAGTGTAAATGTAGCATTGACAAGTGCAAATTCTTTTTGTTATAATGTCATTTTGTATTTAAAGAGTACAAGTAATGAATCAACAAAGCCTAAAAGAAATGTTAGATTACAATCCAGAAACGGGGGTATTTTTATGGCGTTTACCACATAAAAACGCAAGAGTGATAGTGGGTGACATAGTTGGTGGAGTATCTTCTACAGGTTTTTGGAGTATGACACTAAACAATACACACTACCAAGCTCATAAACTAGCTTGGCTTTATATGACTGGAGATTATCCATCTTCGGTAGAACATATAAATGGTAACAAGCTAGATAATAGATGGACTAACTTAGATGTAGTAAGAGAAGTACCAGAAGGAGTGACAACTCAAGAACTTCTAAAAGAGTTCTTTTCTTATGATAAAGAAACAGGATTATTTACAAGACTAAAGACTACTTCCAAAGTAGCTAAAAGAGGTAGTATAGCGGGAGGTGTTACTAAAGCAGGGTATATTATTATAGCAGTAGGAAAGAATAGACATTATGCACATAGGCTTGCTTGGTTATATGAAACTGGGGAACTTCCAATTAATCAAATAGACCATATTAATCATAACAAATCAGACAATAGATTTTGTAATTTACGAGAAGCTACAGCAAGTCAGAACAGTTGTAATATCATAAGCAAAAGAAACAATGCTGGTATTAAAGGAGTTACTTTAAATGCTCATGGAAAGTTTCATGCACAGATAATGAAAGAAGGTGTACTTTATCAAGATACTTTTAAGACACTTGAAGAAGCTAGAGCTTTTCTAGCAGGGTTAAGAGAAGAACTACACGGCGAATTTGCAAGACACTAGGACTTCTAGGTATCTTGCTAGATTAATATAGTAGGTTATTATGTTTTTCAAAGAACAAGGTTATGAGTTTCTTAGCAATATGTACCCTTGTACTATTGTTACAAAGGAAGGTGCAATCTTTAGCTGTACTGAAAGTGCTTATCAAGCTAACAAAATAATACCTTTTGATAAAAGTTTTACAGCTTTAAACGGCTTTCAAGCTAAGAAGTTAGGAAGAAAGTTCACTAACATAAGAAAAGATTGGGAACAAGTTAAAGTTCCTATCATGAAAGAACTCCTTGAGCTTAAGTTTGCTAAAGGAAGTCCTCTTGCGAAAAGACTTCTTGCTTTGCAGGAAGAGATTGTTGAAGACAATACTTGGGGAGATACTTTTTGGGGTAGATGTAATGGTATCGGAGATAATATGCTTGGTAAGCTACTTATGGAAGTTAGAGAAAGCTTGCTAGATTAATTTAACTTAACAGAGGAAAGAACTATGACAAAGTATAGAATAAACCCAAACGATATAACAGAAGAAGGTGTTGCAGTTGATGTAATAACGGAAGTTGGAAGAGTTAAGCACGTAGCTTATTTTCGTATTGTTATTGAACTTGAAGAGGATACTGAAATAAATCCTTTACTTATGGAAGAAGCTTATAAAGTAGTTCATGCGCTAAACATAGGTATGAAGTTATTAATTAACCTAGAGGTATAACAAAATGGCAACAAAAGAACTTAAAGTACAATGTCTTACCTTATATGTAACAGATGAACATACCTATCATAAAGGTGAATTTATCTTTCATTGTAGAGAACTTAACTTAAGCGAAGTAACTTTGACAGCTACTCAAATAGCCCCAGCAGTTATAGAAGCTTGCCAAAAAGTTGAGAAGTTTTTAGTAGATAAAACAGATGCTATGCGGAATATACGTTATAAAGCTTCTGAATTTGTAGATGCGTGTTTTCCAAGACCTTAGGACAACAAGATGACTTTAGTAATAACCCCAAAGAAACCCTTTACCGACTACACAGAAAGTGAACAACAAGCTATCCTTTCCAAAGGTCAAGCTATCTTAGCACAAAAACTAGAACAAGGAGAAAGTAGGACTCTCGAAGACACATGGTGTATGCTTGTTTACCAAAGAAATCAACGAGAAGTTAAGTTTAAGCCATTTGTTGAGAAGATACTAAAAGAGAAACCTTTAACTAAAGCTCAGAAGATTGAACTGCTTGAAGAAAGTATTACTTTGAAAGAAGAAGAGTTGACTGATAAGCATAGGTTGGTAATTGAAGAACTTGTTGGAAAAGACAAAGAGTATTGGTTGTTTACTTTGGTCAATGGAAACAAAGAACTTATGAAACTTACTAAAACCAACATTAAGAAGAAGATTAAGGAACTTAATGAAACTAGATACTCTATAGAAGATTTAGAAACAATAGTTCCCTTAACTGAAAGTGAACAAGAGTTTTTAACAGCAATGACAATAGAGGTAACAAAATGATTTATTTTGCAATTTTTTTAGTTTGTTGGAATACAGGTAAGGAATTAAGAGGGCTTAATGAAAGTGGTCTAAACTTTACGTTTGAGCTTCCTGTGTTTGATAGGGCGGTTAGACTTATAGCTTTGGCATATTTAGTACAATACTACTTCGGAGGATAACAACATGACACTACAAGAACTCAACGAACTTACAGGTAAAATTCTAAAAGAAAGACCTGAGCTTGCAGAAGCTATGTTACACTGTTGTGAATTTGCTGGAGAGTTTATGCTCGTAGATTGTATATCCGTATCTAACGATTTACAAATGTTCTTTAATGCTGGTGAAACTATACTATTAACTACAGAGGAAATTTTATGGCAAGCAAACTAACTTTATTCCCACACGTTTTCAGTTCAACTGAGTTTATAGATAATGCGTCAAGATGTGAATACTTGGCTTTCTTAAAATATATCATGTATTGGTACTTGCCAGATAGACCTTACAATAACCATCTTGACTTTGGCATACACTTTGCAAAGGCAAAAGAAACAGTGGTACTAGCCTTCTACAAAGAAGCAAAGAGTGGGAAGGAAGCTTTACAAGAAGGTGTAAACTATCTTGAAACTACCTTCATGCAACTATACCAAGATGCAAACATGGATGAACCAGTTAAGAATCCAACTAAAGCAGTTGAAATGCTTAAACGGTATTTTGAAGAGTGTCCATTGGAGGAAGGAAACGCTGTACCTTTCCAACTTCTTGACTATGATATGAGTATTGAGAAGCGTTTGTTACTAGAACTCCCTTTCAAGCATCCTGAAACTGGCTTACCTTTATACGTTAGTGCTAAATATGATATGTTGGTTATTGAACAACCTTCTGACATTTTAGTTATTACCGATGATAAAACAAGTGGCTATAGTGCGGGGGATACTTCTGAGAAGATAGAAACTACAACACTAAAGTATTCTCTTGGAACACAGTTTCCTTTGTATGCAGTAGTTACTAACGCTAATCCAGCGTTGCACTATGGTAGAAAGGTTAATCATGGGGAAGTTAGACTTGTTTTAACTACTCAGAAAGCCGCAGGAGCTAAAGGTAAAGAGATTCCAAAGAAACAACCTTTTGTTGAAAAGCTACACTTTAGCATAAGTGATTATCACCAAGAAGAGTTCTTAATAAGTATTATTGACCTTATTGGAACAATGCTTGAGAAGTACAAAGAGTACCAAAGAACTGGTGATGTTCATGTATTTAGAAAGTCTTTCGGACACTGTCTTTCTATTAACATTGAAAGGTATGGGTACAGACCTTGTGACTTTCATAAACATTGTACTGATGCAAGTTGGAGTAATATTGAAAGTCGGTATGGGATGGTTCAAGCGGTTTATGACAAGGATAATGATATTGTTATAAGTTTGGAAGATAAGAGAAAGGAGTTAGGATTATGATACTTAAGCTTACACTTCTTTTTAATAATAAACCAATACTACTTAGCACGGCTAGTTTAGCAGTATATAAAGTAAATAATACAACTACAGTAAGTATAAACCTTAAACAGTCTTGGGAAGTCAAAGAAACAATAGAAGAAATTGAACAACAAATCAAAGAAGGCGGTATTGTGAACAAAAGTAAAGAACCTAACAACGATACATTTAAACTACTAAAAAGTGTTGAACGCTTTTTATTAAGTAGACTTGGTGAAGTAATACAATATGATAACTGGACTATGGAGTTTGCTCTTATATATCTAAAAGAAACTCCAAGTTTTTTAACTGGTAAAGCTATAGTCTTAGACAATCTGACAGAAGAAGAGCTACTTTCATTAGGCTTTAAAACTTGGGAGTTGGCTACAAAAGAGGTACTTTATTTAATACCAATATGGTTAAAGCATATACTACCAACTGACTTAGAGGTTATTAGTATATCAGGTACTAAGACTACTTTAGGCGAGTGTAACAACGATATTAGACAAGGTTGTCTAGCATTTGGAGTTAAATAAATGGCACTAATTAAACGACCACCAGCACAAGCTGACAAACCCTTCCTACTTCGTATGATGATATACGGAGATGGTAGTGAGGGTAAAACAACTTCCTTAGCAAGTTTCCTAAAGAACCCGAAGCTTAAAGTCATTTGGATAGCAGCAGACGCAACAACACAGGGTAGTCTTGACTTTGTAGATGATATATGGGGTGTAACTCTTACTAAAGGACAACTTCTTATAGCAGAAGTACCTAGAGTAGCTGTAGATTCTTTAGAAGGAACTAAAGATTCTGCCGTATATCTTGCCGTTCATAAACCCTTATTAGGTGACTACCCAGCTTACGATGCTTTTGATGGTAGTCCTGTAAAACTAAAAAAGCCTTCTGAGTATGGAGAAGATACTTTGATAGTTATAGATGGCTTATCTTCTTATAACACTCCTATTCTTTTTAAAGGGGAAAGTGACTATGCTGTAAGAATGGCAGGGCAGAAAAAAACACAATATGATGGAGTTTACAACGACCATAAGAAACTATTACTTAAGCTACTTGGGCTTATAAATGGAGCAGGTTGTCATGTTGCCATAACAGCACATAATGTGTCAGCAAGTTCCGCAGATGCTGTACTAACGCCTTACGGTCTTAAAAAGAACTTTCCTAATCTTATTGTTAAGTCTATGGTAGCGGAGTTTACTAAAGACTTTAATTGGGTACTTGTTGCTAGAAAAACATTAAGTGGACTTGGTAAGCCTGACAGATTCTTAGTAGGTTTTGACCCTGATTACTTTACCAAGACAAGTTTCAATGAAGTTATTTTTGACAAAGCTTGTACGGAGGTGAACTTTGACCCTGTGATAAATAAACCAAAGGTTAATCTACTAGAACACGTTAGTTTGAAAAGATTACCTAGTGACTTAACACACCCAATCTATCCATTCTTAAAAGGAGAATAAATTATGCTATATGCAGTATCAGTACCTTACTGTGGCTACGCTTATGTAGAAGTAGAAGCAGAGTCAGAAGAAGAAGCAATCAAAGTTGCCTTGGAACAAGATGACTTGTTCGACAAGATAGAAGAAGGAGAGTTCCTAGAACAAATTGTAGAAGGTAATATCTTTCATGGAATTTTGAACGAAGCAGAAGCATCACTCATAGATAATGAAGAGGATAAGGAGGAAATTAATGAAGAAGCTTAAATAAGACAAGCAACATAATAGCTGGTATCTTACTACCAAACTAACCGCAAATACTTAAACTTAAACAAAAGAGAAAAATACCATGAGTAACTTAGACGCAGCAAGACAAGCAGTTTTAGACATGATGAACGATGCAGACGCTCAAGCACAACTTGATGAAGTTGCGATGACACAAACAGGAGTTAGTACAGAAGTTAAAACTATCCCAGAAACAACTGTTAAGTTTGCTTTAGCAAGTACGGAAAAAACACCTGCCATTGGTTTAACCTTTGGCTTAAGTAAAGCATACTTAGCTGATCCTATTAATTGGACAAGTCAGTATCCTGATAGTTTCTTTTGGTCTGGTATTACTATGCAGTTTGAACTACTGAGTAAAGAACCTTTGGAAGCTTTAGCAAGAGACAATGCTTTCTATAGAGTTTCCAGTATGGTTAATAAAAAGGACAACTCTGACACCTTACGCCTCGGACGTAGTATTGACTTTGACATCTATCCGATTAAAAACCGTGATGGTAAAGTTATTAAGTCTGGTTTTGGCTTAGATTTGCAAGGTAGACGTTTGTTAAAGTTCGTAGGTAGCTTAGTTGCTCCTTTCGGTATGGCAACTTTACAAGGTGACGGGGTTAGTTACGTCTTTAGTACAGACTTCTTTGAAGAACTTAACAATGGGGTAGCTGTGCTTAAGGCAGCTCTGCTTGAGAAACTTGCTAATGGGGAAGATATTTCAGAAGATGAGAAGTTAAATCATCCAAGTTTGGTAACTTACTTCATTGCACAAAAGCAACTTCAAAACCTTAATGATATGCTCATGCAACGTGATGTTGAGTTCAGAACCTTCGGTGGTATTATCGGTAGAGAGTCTGTTCCAGAAGATAAAAACAAACAACGTAACTTTGTGAAAGACTTGGGGCATAGTGCTACTGAGGAAGGTGCAAAGTTATTGGAAGTAGCTGTAGCTTAAAAGGTCTTGTAATAATCAAGTAAGTTAGTAATAAACCCTAGGTATAAAGACCTAGGGTTTCTTTTAGAGAATTGAAATGTTAGAAACTTGTGATATAAACTTACCAGACCGTTCTAAAGAGGAATTTAAAGAAGCCTTGATTGATGAGCTTTCTAACTACCTAGAGAATACACGCTTTGATGCAATGTCCGAGTATGCCTTAGTCTGTTTAGGTAGAAAAGAAATGCTTGAAGCTGTGATAGCTTATATTGAAAAGGTGTAAAATGAAAAAAGACACTAATTCACTCTACCACGCAGTTGAAATAACCAACAATGCTGAGAAAGCTTATATAATGGAATGGTTGGAAGGACAAGGCATTGATAGTAGCAGATTAGAAGGTTTGTTTAAGTTTCCTATGTTAATCTACATAGTAGATGGGACTTGGATGACTGAGTTTAAGGAGGTTGAAACTACAAGTAGTTTTGTAGAGTTTATTAATAGTTTGGAGGTACAAAATGGTTAAAACAGAGGACCGCAGAACACTATTTATTAAATTAATTGACTGGTTACTTACCAAGTTTCCAAATGACACTACTTTAATGTACCTTAAGTCTTGTAAAGTTGTAGGGCATGACTGGGAATCTTGGAGTGAACGGGCTTTTTCAAAATACTATAGCTACAAAACAAGACGAAACATTTATAAATGTAGTAAGTGTGGAAAGACAAGGAAAAACTTATGAATAAGCTTATTCCTGTAGTTTTACTACTTCTTTTAATATGTTCTCTTTGTTACTTTGTATATTCTATATACTATTTAGATACAGCTATAGAAAGTTTGAAAGACTGTATTAGACTTGTAGGAAAGGGGAAACCATGTTACTAACTCGTGATAACCAACAACGTGATATTTTATACCTAACAGACTTTCCCCTTGCCGAAGAGTCAGCAAGCAAACAACCTTTTAGCACCTTTAGCCATAAGCAACTACAAAGACACTTAGATGAAGCTAGTTCTTTCATTAACCGTTTTGCAGCTTTACAAATGCTATATGGTAAAGATGCAGAACCTTTAAAACACTTACCTAAAACTAAGTTCATTGAAAGATATAATGAAGACTTCAAAGGTAAGATACTTCCTAACACTGCAAAACTAGGAGTTGACCATGTTTGTTATACCTATTTAAGTTTGCAAAGACCAAAGGAAGGTGATAGTGATTGGACAAAGAGTGTTGTTAATAAGAAAAGTATTCCAACAGGGGAAGAAGGTAGTTACTTTCAATGTGAATGGCTTAAAGATACTTGGGTTAGTGAAACTGTTTGGAAAGAATTGCAAGATTGTCTTGAACAAATACGACAAGTTCAACCAAAACTTATTGTTATCGGTGGTAAATGGGCTTTATTCTTCTTAGCAACCTTGCTAGATGGTAGTGAAAGTCAACTAACAACTATTGCAAGAACAAAGACAACCTTTAAACGTAAGATATTCTTTGGGGAGCTTAACAAATATCGGGCTAGTTTACTTAAACCATTTGATTGCTTACAACTTCCAGAGTGTGTAGTTGTTCCAATACTTAATCCTGCTTTTCATTGGGCTATTCCTGATAAAGAGTTTATTATTAAGAAGGATTATGAAAGAGTTGCTAGTGTTTATAGAAGATTAAAGGATGGGGAAAGTGTTGAGAGTTTATTGGGGCAAAAGCAAAAACTTGTTATCTTAACAGACTTAGAAAAACTTAAAAGTGTTTTAAATAAACTGTACATAATAATAAAAGATGCTCCAATTAAGGTATGTTTCGATGTTGAAACTAGAAATGGCACAATTGATTGTATTGGTTTTGCTTACAAAAGTGATAAAGGTTACACGATACCATTTACCTACCTTGAAACAAGAATTAACGAAGTTGAGGAACAAGCTTGGATTGAAAAGACAGTTGATAAAAAGAAACAATGGATACTTGAAACTATACCAGCAGGTAATGAGATTACAATAGATAAGAACTATTGGAGTTTAGAAGAAGAGGCAAGTATTTTGCACTTGTTGCATGAAGTTATGCTACATCCTAATTGTCTTCATGTTGGTCAAAATTATATGTATGATTGTCAGATGTACTATAGAGAGTGGGGGCTTAACATAGTTGCTACAGAAGATACTTTAATCAAGCATCATGTACTTTATAACTATATGCAAAAAGATTTAGCTTTACTTGCTAGTATGTATGTTGACAGCTATACAATGTGGAAAGGTGAAATACATGGTGATAATCAAACTAGATGGTTTTACAATTCCAAGGATGTAGTTTATACATTAGCAGTTGATAAAGTTCTTACGGAAATCTTAGCTTGCGAAGACCCAAGTTTACAACAGTTCTATGTCTTCCAGCAAAGTCAAGTTTGCAAACATATAACTACATTGATGAATAGAGGAGTATCGGTAGATAACAACCTAAAAGAAACATTAAAAGAAGAATACACTAAACTCCAACAACACGCAAGGGAACTCCTGCAATGGCTTGTTTGCGATAGTGAGTTTAACCCAGATAGTGTTGCACAAGTTAAACTACTTTTCAAAGACCTTTGTGATATTAAACCAATCATTGATAAGAAAACAAAGAGTGAGACTTTCGGAGCTAAGGCTATGATTGTTTATCTTGAGGATTATCCAGAGTGGAAAACGCTACTGCATCTTTATCTTGAATACAAACGTCTTGGTGTGTTTGTTAGAACCTTTCTTAGTGCTAAGTTATCAGAAGATGGTAAGATGCGGTGTTCTTACAATGTTGCAGGTACAAAGACATATCGGTTAGCTAGTAGAAAGAACATTGATGGAGGGGGATTAAACTTAGCAAACTTACCAAGTGGTACTAGAGGTGGTTTTAAACTTGAACAATGTCTACAAGATTACCGTAATGAAGAAAGTGAAGACTCTCTCGAAGACTTAGTAGAAGACGGTATTGATGAAGAAGACTTTAAAAGTGTCATTGATTTACAAGCTAACTTTGGAAGGGTTAAAGATATTTTTAGTCCTGATAATAGTGAATGGGTAATTGGTGATGTTGATTATAGTGCAATTGACTTACACTTTGTAGTTTGGGAAGCTGACTGTAGGTATCTTAAGGATATTATAAAGTCTGGCGGGGACGTTTACTCTGTACTAGCTGAACAATACTATGGTTATCCTGTTACTAAAGATAGCGAGGCTAGACAAGTTTTTAAAGCCGTATGCCATGCTACAAACTATCTTGGTATGCCTACAACTATTGCAGCAGCAGCAGGTTTGTCAGTACCAGCCGTTAAAAGAGTACAGGAGTTCTACTTTAGTAAGTGTCCTGAGATTAAACAATGGCATTTACGACTAGAAAGTCAGGCGAATAAACTTGGTTACATAACTAACGTCTTTGGAGCGCGTAGCTGGGTAGTTGATAAACAAGACCCTATGTGGCGTAACAAGATGGTAGCTTGGCAACCACAAGCGTCTGCCGCGATATTAGTTAATAAGGCTATATGTAGACTAGAAGAAGCTGAGAAAGGTAGAATAAAAACTATCTTACAAGTCCACGACTCAGCAGTTATCTTGTTTAGAAAGGATGATATTACAGCTATTAGAAGAATCTTGGAATACTTTGTAATTCCAATAGCTTATGAGGATATTATGACTATCCCAGCAGACATTAAATGTAGCTATGTTAGTTATGGTACTTGTGGCAAAGCCGTTGCAAAAGAACTATTAGCTAAGGCTGATAAGTATATTGAAGAGAATCCAGATTGGAGAAGTAAATTATGAAAAACCTAACAAAGCTACTAACTTTCCTAGATAACAACAACATTAACTACCGACAACTTACCAAAAGTAAATTAGAAATCTACACAAAGAGTCCAGTTTATGACAAAGTATTCTTTTTTGTAAAGTCTGGTAAATTACATTGTACAACTTGGGATAGCGTAGCTATTAAGAAAGTTGAAACAGAAGAAGAACTATTGGAAACGATAGTAACATTAACAAGAGGGGGTGAGTTATGAAACAAGTATTCCAAGCAGAAGATGGAACTATCTTTGAGAAAGAGATAGCTTGTGAGAAGTATGAAAGTAAGATTGCTTATCAGAAGTCTTTAGAAGATGTCTTAATAGCTGTAGGTTACACAGAGGAATTTACAAAAGACTTTGTTTATGATATGGCAGAAATGGTAACTAAACATTGCCTGACAGATAAATTTATTAACTTTATTAAATCAATTGGAGAACAAGATGCAAATTAAGCTAACAAATCTAGCAAAAGAACTTATGGCTAATGGGATTAAAGACCCAGCTAACCCTGAACAGTACGCAAGTTTCGTACCATTTCAAGGAACTCCAGCTAGTGCAGGGTTTGACCTACGCGCTTGCATAGATGAACCAAAGGAAATACCCTTCGGTGAAACTTTACTTGTTCCTTGTGGGTTTCACCTACATATTAAAGACCCTAATATTGTTGGCTTACTATACATAAGAAGTAGTATTGGTACGAAACTAGGGCTTACACTGGCTAACTCAGTTGGGGTAATAGATTCAGATTACCAAGACGAATGGATGTTAGCTATTAAGAACACACATGAATGTGTTAGAACTATTTATCCTGCACAACGACTAGCACAAGTAGTCTTTACACCTATAGTACATCCAATATTTTACCATGTTGAAGAGTTTACAGAAAGTAGTGATAGATTTGGTGGGTTTGGTAGCACAGATAGTGCTAAGATTACAGGTCATAAACTACAACTACCTAATGACGGTAAAACATACGGGGGTTAAGATGAAAATAATTGAACTAACAGAAGAAGAACAAGAAGCATTGCAATTCATGTTCGATGAAGACTTGAAAGCTTATTTAAGTTATTCAGAAAGTGGAAAACTTTGTGAGGATGTTTACAGTAAGTTGTTTAGAAAACTTGGGATTGATTTAACTGGAGAAGAAAATGCTTAGAAATTATATAGACTGGGAAATTGGTAATACAAGTGGTATTATTTTCTTACTACCCACCTTATGTACAGATATACAAGAAAATAAACTTAATATATGTCTAGCTTTCGCAGCATGGCAATTAACAATTAGTTTAAAATAACTGGAGAAGAAAATGTTTGAAAAACAAGTATTAGATAAAGGGTTTGTTAAGTTACTTAACATTAGTGGTGTTATTAGAAGACAAGATGCTGTTAGAGCTGGTATAGATGACCTGCTTATTGTAGAGGAAGAGCATATCTTTGATGCCCAAGATACCGACCCAGCTTTAGTAGCCCGTACTAGCTTTGCAAAAGGTATGTTGGAATCTAGTAAAGTAATTGATGAAGGGCTTGTTGAGTATCTAGTTCGTAACGAACACACAACGCCACTAGAGTTTACAACAGTTTACCTTGAGTTCAAGATGCCTATCTTCTGTGCAAGACAAGTTATTAGACATAGAACAGGTAACTTAGCAGATAATAATACAGGTAATGAACCTACTGTTAATGAAGTATCTGGAAGATATGTTACTCTTCCAAAAGATTGGTACATTCCAGAAGTTGTAAGGGGGAAACACAGTGGGGGGAATAAACAAGGTAGTGAGGATAACTTAGACAGAGAAACTCAGTGGAAGTTTAAAAATCATTTAGAGGAAGCTTGTAAGACAGACTATCAAGAATATCTGGAAGCTTTAGAAACTGGTATCTGCCCAGAGCAAGCTCGTATGTTTCTACATCTTAACCATTACACTCAGTTTGTATGGAAACAAGACTTACATAACCTAATGCACTTCCTAGCCTTACGGCTTGATGAACACGCACAATGGGAAGTTAGACAGTATGCGAAGGCTATTTATGAATTACTTAAAGAGCATTTGCCGAAGAGTATGGAGTGGTTTGATACTTATCGGAGGAAACTAACTACAAAAGAGAAAGAACTATTGTTAGATATAGCTAACGTAGGTTCGCCAGAGTTTTCAGAAGAAGAACAAGCTTTACTTGTAAAGTTAGCAAAACGACAAGGTTTGAAAGTTTAACTAGGACTTAACAGACAAGGATGTCTTTAACAATTGGAGAACCCTATGAAACATAGTTCATTACTAGCTGCTTACTTATTAGCGACATTACCAAGAAAGCATATTAAGAAACAAAAAGATAGAAAATCTCTAGCAGAACTTCCCCCTAACAAGGAAACAATAGCTAAAAGACTTAACAAAGCAGAAAAGAAAAGACTAAAAAGACAAAACAGAAACCTGAAACTTAAACTTGGAGAAACAAAATGATTCAACTAGCTTGTTTATTACTTTGCTTAATTGCAACTAACCAAACATTCAGTATGATACTGAATAAAGATAAGATAAAAGATGCGATTGTTTTGATAGTTGTATCGGGAGTGCTGGATGCGATTGGGTGGTGGATGGTTTTGGATTGGAGTTTTTAGGGCTTTAAAAGTTCTATAGAGGGGAGTGTTAAAAAGTTCTTAGAAAACAGGTACTTACAAACTTTGAAAATAGGTGTTGACATACTTTTCTGTGCTAGTATAATAGGTCGTAACCAAACAAACCTAAAAGGATAGAAAAGATGTCAACGAAAGATAGTTTACCATATTTTGACGGGAATAACAATATGAAGATACCAAGCGGAACAAGGCTAAAGGCTGTTATGTCTTTAGACCCTACAGGTTATAAAGATAGTTTCATCTTCCAGTTCTCTTATGCTAATGCTTTACTTAGAGAACTAAAGACTATCACGGCACACAGAGTTTATCAACAATTACTATACTTACTGTCGATTGAACCGACTAATAGAAATGGAAGTACAGTCTATAGCACACAAGCTAAACTCGCTAAAGCTATTGGTTGTGTAACACCAGAAGTTTGCAAGGCTATTAAAGAGCTGACAGAAGTTGGGATAGTTCTTGAACATAAAAGGGGGTTAATTACTATAAATCCTAAATGTGCTTGGAATGGGAAGCTTAAACTATGGCAAGAAGCTTGTACTAAGCTAGATTTTGGAGCTTAAAATGACACAGTTATATAGGCACTTCGACAGTAGCGGAACTTTACTATATGTCGGGATAAGCTCCTCTGCCTTAGTTAGACTTTCTCAACATAGCAGAACTGCTGAATGGTTTGAATTAGTTGCTAGAATTTCGGTAGAAAACTTCCAAAGTAAAGAAGATGCTTTAAGAGCTGAAAAGCTGGCTATTCAGACGGAGTATCCTATTTATAACAAAGTTCATAACAACATCAAAATAGAGACGGAAGTGGAGGGTATCTATTTATTCAGTGGCACTAACTATGCAACTAGACAATTAACATCTTTAGTAGCTTTAAAGGTATGGAATGAATTGTTACACTACTTAGCAGTCTTAGAATCAAGCAGAAACAGTTGTACTATATTTATGGAACATAAGCTAATAGCTAGTTCCCTTGGAATAGATGCTTCTGGTGTTACTAAGGCTATCTCAGATTTAAAGAAAGTAGGGTTAGTATTAGACCTAAAGAAACGTAAGCAAATAACTATCAATCCACTCTATGCTTGGAATGGTAACTTAAAACTTTGGCAAGACTATGTAGAAGAACTTGTTAAACAAAATATAATCCACCTCCCAACAAAGGAAAAACAATGAAACTAATACACGGCGATTGCCTAGAAGAAATGAAAAACATCCCAACTGGTAGTATCGACATGATACTTTGTGATTTGCCTTATGGAACTACAGCTTGTAAGTGGGACACAGTTATACCTTTTGAACCTTTGTGGGAGCAGTATAAGAGGGTTATTAAGGATAATGGGGCGATAGTTCTAACTGCTAGTCAGCCTTTTACAAGTATCTTAGTAGCAAGTAACTTACAGTGGTTTAAGTATGAGTGGATTTGGCAGAAAGACGGAGGCTCTAACTTTGCAACAGTTAAGTACCAACCTATGAAGGAGCATGAAAATGTCTTAGTATTCGGCTTAGGTAAATTAACCTATAATCAACAAAAACAAGAAAGGATTGGAAGTCGAAAAGGAAAGATAACAACTACAATAGATAGTGGTAGGAAAGATTCTGTATATGGAACACAAGAAGGTATAGGTATTCTACAAGTTCCAGAGTTAAGGTGTCCTTCTAGTGTGCAGAGAATACCTAGAGAACGTGGGTTACACCCAACCCAGAAACCAGTAGCCTTAATGGAATACCTTATCAAGACTTACACAAATGAAGGTGAAACTATCTTAGATAATACAATGGGAAGTGGCACAGTTGGAGTGGCTTGCAAGAACCTTAACCGTAACTTCATAGGTATAGAGAAAGACCTTAGTTACTTTAACATTGCAAAGAACAGAATAGAAAACCATTAACTAAATAAATTTGACAAATGGGTATTCCCTATGCTATAATACCCATTCCTTAATCCAATTAACCAACCAAAAAAGGAAACCCCCATGACAAACAAAACAGTAGACCTAATAGCATCCTTAGAAGATAATGAAGTAGACTTCTATGCAAAGTTAGTTCCAAACTTATTAACAGAACTAACAACAAGCCGAAGACTGTTAAGAACTTCGCAACTTGAGCATAGTAAAACAAAAGAAACACTTGATAAAGTCTATAAAGACTACCAAGCTTCCCATAGTAAACAGTATCATCTTATTAAGTCTATTAAAACTTGGAAAATGGTTTCATTAGGCTTAGCCGCAGGTCTTGTAACTTTCCTAATCCTTGGAGCAATATAATGGCAAGGTTCACAACAACCATCTATCTAAATGGTAAAGAATATGAAGCAGAAGTAACTGGCTATCATCAACAGTTTGAAAAAGGAACTCTTGAAAGTCCAGAAGTTAAACAAAGTTTTGAGGTTGCAACTATCCGTATAGTACCAAATGAAATTGTTGGAGTAATAAATCTTATGGGGTATCCGTATAACTGGTTAATTGAAGATTCTTTGCTAAAAGAACTTGAGAAAGATTATTTTAATATATTAAAAGGGGAAGATTATGTTTAAGAAAGGTCAACCTGTAAGAATACCTTTTTGTAATAAAGAAGGTGTAGTGGAGCATGAAGTGGATTGTAGAAATTTAGTAGGTGTTACAGTTATTAAAGCTAAAAACATTGCAATAGCTCCTATACTTAAATGGTATAGCCCACAACAGTTACTAGCTGTAAAAGAGATTAACCAGTATAGTTCCAATAAACACCCCCATGCAGAACTTATGCTCTTATATGCTCAAGATGCTATGGAGACTGATAAACCTTGGGAACGCTGGGAGTTTAAAGAAAGAACATATAAAGTCTTTGAGACTTGTTATACAAATCCTGCTTGGTTTAAAGAAGTAAGTTATCGAAGAAAACAAAAAACAATAAGAATTGGTAACTATGATGTTCCTGAACCTTTGAGAATTGCCCCAGAAGAAGGTGCAAAAGTCTATTTAGTTGACTTAGGTATTTCCACAAGTTCTAAAGTAGCGTGCTATAGTTACTCAAGACAAATAGTAGCTAATGAGTTCTTTTTACAAAGAGGGCTTCTTCATCTAAACAAAGAAGCCGCAGAACTTCATGCTAAAGCACTTCTTTCTTTTACCACTATGGAGATTAATGATGACTAAAGCTATTATACTTGATACTGAGACTAGCGGCTTACCACCTCTAGGTGAAGCGTGTGAGATTGCCTTCTTTGAAATTGATTTTAAAAGAAGCTTAGAACAAGCAAGATACAAAGTAGATGCTAAGAAGTATTCTGCTTTAACTATACAAGATATGGAGTATGGTGCTTTGGCTTTCCACCAAACCTTTATGCCAAAAGGTGACTTTAGCCCAAAGGCTTCCGAAGTTAATGGTTTCACTAAAGAAAACTTAAAAGGTTCTCCTTGTATAAGTACCTTTAAGTTCCCAACTGATGTTACCTACCTAATAGGTCATAACATTATGTTTGATTGGCAAATGGTAACAAAACCAGATGTGAAACTTATCTGTACAAAAGAACTAGCAATCAAGTATCTAACAAAACAAAGCGGAGCAGGTACTAAAGGTGTAAATACCCTAACAGGTTTAATTGAAAGATACTACCCAGAAGAAGCAAAGGAACTTATTACTAATGCACATAGTGCTTTACAGGACTGCAAACTCTGTTACTTAATCCTACTGAAAATCTTGGAAGTTGCACCTGAGCTTGACTCTTTTGAGAAACTAATAGAGCAATGTACACAACCATGTGGTAGTAAACATGGTGTTAAGTTACCACGTTTAATACAACAAGATAGCTACACTAAGGAGCATAAGCTAACCTTTGGTAAGTACACTCTGGTTTCCTTAGAAACTTTAATTAAGACAGATAAAAATTACCTTGTTTGGATAGTTGAGAAAAGTAATATGCCACAAGACTTGAAGGATTTTGTTAAACAATTTATGAAAAATAATAAGTAGGAGATTAAAAAATGAACTCGGTAAAAGGTTTAATGGAAGTTTTACAAGATATTTACGACCAATGTTTAGGAGATGAAATTGTCAACGAATTTACTATCAAAATCTATGATGATAGAAAAGGTAAATATGTAACACTAACCTGTTCTAAAGAAGGTTTTGACTATGAATGGGATACTTAATGAACAAAAGTGTTCTAGTCAAACTCATAAGTAACACAAAGTTCAGTTCTCTTTCCGAAGAGAAACTTCTTGAACTTTATCACATAATAATCCAACCAGAAGAGGAAAAGAAACGATGTCCTAAGTGTAATAGCAGTAAACTTGCTAGTTTTTCTAGCCTTAATTATAAACAATGTACTTCTTGCCAAGAACTTATACCTTGGAAATTAGAAGAAAACCAGAAACCATTAATACAATATCAAAGATAAGGAAAAGAAGATGAACGAACCAGTAAAGGTTACAAAGAAAATTATAAGTTACAAAGTAGTTACAGAGGAAGGAGTCCATAAAACTCCTGATGAACAAGGTGTTACTTATATTAATCCTACGGATACTTTAATTCAACAGTTAGAAGAACTGGAAGACTTTGAAGCTTCTAAAGTTATAGATGCAAAATCAGCAGAAGCTACAAGATTAATAATTAAACCAGAGCTAAAACGACCACTTCGTCTAGACAACGAGTGGAGACTAAAACCTCCTTATGCTAATCATGCTTTATATGTGCGGCTTAATGCTATCGAGTATGAAGGAAAAAAGTTTCCTTATGAAATCTTCTTTAATACTAAAGATGTTAAAGATATTAAGTGGCTAAATGCTTTAACTGTAACTATTAGTACAGCATTTCGTACTGCTATAGAAACAGGAACTTCATTACAATCTTTAATAGACAACTTTAAAGAAAGTTGTGATACTGAAAGTCCATACTTATCCAAAGTCCCTGATAAGCCTAGGTTTGTTAATGGGCTAGTTGCCGAGATTGGATTAGTTATTGAAGTGTTTAATAAGGAGTGTCTAAGATGGGAAGAAAACCAGTGCATACATAATGATATTGACAAAAGAATGGAGGCTTATAAACAAGAACACCCTGAAAACTCTATACCACTTTCACAAAGTAGTCACGAAAGACCAGCTACAGAAGAGGAAAATGCTAGTGCTTGGTTAGATTATGTTTCAAAACCTTTAGAGGACTTACATACTATAATAGCTATGAAGTCTGCTTCTATAGAGTTTCCTCATGTTATAACTAATCCTTGCCCCGACTGTGGAGACCAACTTATCATCATGGATGGCTGCCCTACCTGTACTAGCTGTGGCTACAGCAAGTGTAGTTAGTTATGCTACTAACAGCCAAAGAACTTCGTAAAGAACTTAACATACCAATAGACCTTTGGAGATATTGGAAAAATCACCGTAAAGCTAAACATTATAAGTTTCCTGAACCAGATGGTACAAAGTTTATAGATAAGAAGCATCCAAATGCAGAAGCTTGGGAACTTAGTTGGTTTGAAGAATGGTGGTTTAATAGACCTAAAGGTGGAAGACCTATGACTGATATTACAAACTTATGAATTAAGCTGAACTTAAGAAAAGTATAGTAACCTGTACTTTTCTTATTAATTAGGAACATAACATGAAAATCTTACAAAGTATTGGTGTAGCTATCTTGGTTATGAGTGTAACTTCACTTTCAGAAGCAACAACAGTAAAGACTTCCTTTTACCATCAAGGTTTTACAGGGAAGAAGACTGCTAGTGGTGAAGTTTTCAGTCCATTTAAGAATACTGCTGCTAGTAATAAGTATAAGTTTGGTACTATTTTGCAATTATCTTACAATGGTAAGACTACCAAAGTGTGTATTAATGACAAAGGGTCTTTTGGTAAATATGGGAGAGACCTTGATGTTAGTAAGATAGTTGCTAAGAAACTAAAGTTTACTAAGAAAGGGGTAGTTAGTTTGAAAAGTAAGGTGATTTACAAACCGAAGAAGAGAATAAGCTGTGCTAAGGCTTGGGCTTTAGTTTAATATTACTTTATAACAGCAATCGGAGATAAGAAATGACAGAAATAAATGTAAATAGTCTACGAAACTTAGCAATTGCAAAGAGGCAAGAAGAACAAGACTTGTATATATCCCAAGTAGAAACACTGCTACCCAACTTACTTAACTATTTACACAAAATAGCTTTACGAGGTAACTTTGAATACACTTTAAAAGCCTCTAAAGTTCCAGACTTTCTAGGAAAGTATCTACAAACAATTGAACAGTATGACCTTATACTTGGTAAACTAGCGGATACACTACAGGCTGAACCATATAATTTTAAAGTAAGCTTGTTCATAGAACTTGAGGAACTGTGTCTGACAATTCTATGGAATAAGTAAAGGACTAATCAAACAAGGATGGTTTTTAATAAAGTTTGGAGATAGGAAATGAAATTGTTTACTAAAATAAGAAAATGTTTAAAAGAGTTTGGAGAAACTTTGCTAGAAGAGGAGGATGAAGACCAGCTAAGTTCAACAAAGGGAGAACGTGAAAGTTACAAACAAGCTTGGGAAACTTTTAAAGAAGAATCTTCTGTGGCTAAGGAACTTAGAGAACAACTTGAATTTATTGAAGAACTTAAAAAGATTCCAGTTGAAAAACCAGTTGAAACTTTTGAAAGAAACATTCCAAAAAACCTAACAAAGTTTCCACATTACTTTGCTAAAGTTCCAAACTTCACACATTTGGACATCTATATGGTATCAGAGATGTTCGGACTTAACAGTTATCAACACCATGCTGTTAAAAAGCTAGTTGCAACAGGTAAACGTGGTACTAAAGACCAAGTTAAAGACCTTCAAGAAGCTATAGCTACTATAGAAGCTTGGATTGAAGCTATTAAATCGGAGAAAGTATGAAAGCTATCTTAAACATAGGAGTATTTATACTTGCTATGCTAGTATGCACACTGTAGCACTTGTTATTAACTACCTTTGTAGTCTAAAAAATGAAAAATAAACTATTCAAAGACAAAAAGTCTGGAAATGTCTACACTTGTTTGGGTATTATTAATCATAAAGATGAAGTAACTAGAGAATGGGTGGAACATATCTTTTATACTGGTGATGAAACTGGTGTTTTCTTTAGTAGAACTAAGGAAGATTTTATGAATAACTTTGAGGAGATTAAAGTATGAAAAGTAATATATGTATTACAGTTACATTTTTGGCTGGTACTGATATTGATAAAGCCATTATTGAAGCTAAAGAGAAGGCAATACTTTGGAATGTTGCTTTTGTTTGTTTTGATTTTAATAATATTAATTGTAGCATTAGTCAAACTTGTGATGTGGAGGTTGCAATTAGTAAGTTTCATAAGTTAAGGAATTTGAAAGGTACTCAATATTTAGTAGAATAATAAATAAAACCCCAACCCAACCCCAGACAAGGATGTCCCCTAACCCCCTCCAATATCTTTTCCATCAACATACCAACTAGCTATATAATTTTTACCACCTACTTCATAAGCCTTTTCCACCCAAATATCCCCCATAGTACGGGCTTGTATTAGTATAGCTCTAGCACTGTCTCCTACAGATACCTTACTTGTTAGAGGAGAATACCGTCTTTATCAAAGTGTCTATATAATTGTTCCATTTTATTCTCCAATAGTTTGTTCAACAACAAATACAACTTGCTTAACAAGTCTCCCCTTTTTTCTTTCAACAAGTTTTACTTTCAAACTTGTTTTTGTTTCAATTTCTTTCAAACACTTTGTAATTTGTCTCTTTAAATCTCCCCATAGTTTATATTCATTTTCTTTTAAGAAAAGAAACTCTCTTAATTCTTCTAAAGAAAGTTTAGAACTAAATCCCGCACCTTTATAGTTATTACTTTTAATAAGATTATATAAAGATAAGCTAAAGTTATATTTAAAATGTGCAATATGCTCCAATGGATAAGCTGTAAACTTACCTTGGTTAAGTCTAGTTGGGTTAAGATAGTTACAAATGACAGGATTAAACTGTATATGCAGCCCACTTCCTAAGTCATTCGACCTAACAGCACTAAGCCATTGAAATGCTATCTTTTGCCCAACTAAGTCAATCTTAACTACTTTGGTTAATAAGTTATTTAGTAACTGCGCTAACTCTCTCTTTGCCTGACTCTTATCCATGTCAAATAGATTACTAAGATGATTAACATCTACTTCAAAAATATCCTCAGCAGTGACTACTTGTCCCTTAAAGATTGTACTTATACAATACTCTAGGACTTTAGCTTCAACTAAGGTAAGATTACTTCCAGCCTGTGCTAACTCATTAGCTTTAGTAACTATTAAACTTTGTAACGTTCTTTGTTCCATCGGTAACTCCTTTATTAATGAGTGCATATTCTAGCATGAATTATGTAGAAAATACATAATATTATGTCTAATAACCATATAATTTATAAGGGCGGATAATTTCACATATTTAGCGACAATTTGACAGATTAGCCGACAATTTGACATATTAAGTCCTGTAACCGATTGAAAAATAACGTAAAAAGCGGTAATGTATTAATGCTGTTAATGTTACCAGCGACAATTGCCTGTGGCGTGTGAGGCAACGCCGAACCAAGCCACGGTACACCACGCGCAACCCTTGGCAAAACCTTGCGACTTCTTACATTAATGCGCTAGCAAAGTTAATACTTTGTTACTTGGCAAACCTACTACTTCTCAAGTTATTTGCTTACGCAGTTGACAACTTGCCTTAGCAAATTCTGGCGACTTAGGTTCATTAACATAGTAGCGTGGGCGGCGTTAGCCAACCTCAGCTACCTAGCCAACCTTTGAAAGTTAAGAAATTCTAGCGACCTACCATGTTAATAATGAACTTTGCTAGTTGCTTACGCAGTTAGTTGAAAAAATCTGGCGACTTAGCCTCATTAACAAGTGAACTTCCCAACTTGGTTCATTTATGTATGCGTAAGCAAAGTTACTAGGCTTGGCTACTTCCCAACTTGTCAAAGTTACTAACTTCCCAACTTGTTCCCTTACCTTTCGCTACGCTGTGTGTACCTGCCGACACGGAACTAAAGTTCCTTAGTCTGTTGGTACGGGCAATGTGTTTCTTTTTGGCGTAGTCATTCCCTTACAAAATTGTAAGGTTATGCGCTGCCAAGTTGCCAAGTCATTCCAGCGCATAACCTTACAATAACTTTTCTTTCGCATTGAGTAGCAACTTGCCTAGTAAGTCTGCCCTGCAACGTCTTGTTAAGTTTGTAACCTTGCAAAGTTACTTAGTTAAACTTTTAGACTTGCCCATTCTAGCTTTGTTAATCCTACATATTGTCATTTCTCCAATTTACCCAACCCAACCCTAGCGGGTAATATTTAAAACGCTTAGAATCGCAAATTTGCCCCCTTCCTGACAATGTCGGTTTTTGCCAGTTTTTAGCTAGCAAAATGCCCTGTACATAACCTATTGATTTTATTAAAAATTCCATTTTCCAATTTGCTTATATAAGGAGTAGGCTAGGCACTGGCTAAGCCATACCCGCTTTAATTTTGCAAAAAAGGGCATATTTATCCGCACTTGTTGCGCTTGATTTGCAATTATTTTTACCCAGCTAGATAAAGCAGGATGGCTTGGAAGTCTTGATTTACCTAGGTTCTATACTTTATGTAGGTAAAGAAGGTCAGACTCTTACTAACTTAGTTAAAAAGAGTTAGACATTATCAAAAAACTATGAAATACTATGTCCACGGTTTCAGAAAGAGACTAGTAACAAAGAACGGATTAATTAGCTAGATAAAAAAAAGATTGACAAGTTTATCTAACTATGAAACAATAGACATAACTTAAACAACTAACCAAAAAGGTGAACACTATGAAAAACATCAACAAACGCGCATTATCTCTCGCTCATGAGATTAAACAAGCGTACAGCTCTTTTAGATTAGCACTACTTGCAGCTTACAAAGCACTTAAATCCAGCTCTGAGAACTTCAAAATCCGTCATGCTATGGTTAGAGCGGCAAATTCCCTGCACGTTCTAGGCTTGAAAGATAAAGCTAAGCAATTAATGACCGCTTGGCAAGTGCTTTTTAATCTTGAATATCTACTTTAAGAAGGGGAATCTCATGAGGGAGTCTATTTTTGTCACACCTTATTATCGTAGTCCTATTAATGCCCAACTGTTGCACTTGTCAAATCACTATAGTGAAGACACTATGCGTGAAGTTATGACGATATTACAGAACTATCCTACTGCTACTATCGTAACGATAAATGATTTTGCATTAACGATTACAAGTAATAATGGTTTCTTGTGTACAACACATTTTTTACAAACCATTTTAGACTTGGAAAAGTAAAGAAAGACTAAAGTTATAGCAAATTAGCCATAAACTAGCTTGCTATGCCTTAACATCTTGTTAAGACTGGCAATTTTGCCAATAACTTTTATCAAAAGGTGACTCATGTTAAAGATAGGCGACTATGACACAACAAGGGATTTCGATAACTTACAAGTAACAAATATTGTTAAGTTTAACCCTCAAAGAACTCTTTGCTTTACTTATGTTTTTACAAATTTTATTGTTTTAGACTTAGATGATGCAGGGGATTTACAATACCATAATAGTCTTTTGCGTAACTGTACACCTGAGTTAGCACAACAGATAAGGTATTTTAAAAATGGCGTAGAATTAAAATAGTCTTTTTAATCAGTAGCTTACTACAAAGTAAGCTACTCTTTAAAAGGATTTTACCCAACTAACAAGGATGTTTTAATTTTTCTTATCATTAAAAGGTATAAAACCATGAAAACAATCACATTCAAAAACGTTTTACCAGCTTCTAGCAAAAGTGCCGCAGGTAATGTACAACGTGCTAACAGATTGAATGAAATAACAAGTTTATTAGTTTCGCAAAACCTGCCTGAATCCTTCGACTTCAATGGGTACACGTTCAACACAGTCGTAGAACTTGCGACAAGCTTAGATACTCAACTCGATGGGATGCTTAAACTTGCTAAGCTGTCCCACAACAAGTTACAAACCACTGGCACTACAAAACAAGGTATCGTAGTCACTGAACTTTGCAAAGATGCCCCCTCCGTGACTCTAGAAGTCACAAAACCCGCAACAAGTGAAGACGTAACCCGTGTGGCAATCGAAAATGCAATACATGATCAAGTTAAGAGCTATCATGACTTTCTAAAGACTGTTTGGCAGGATGCCTTAGCTAATCCTGCACAGTTCAACGCCGATTACATCCAACTAGGCAAAGTGTGGAACTATGGCAAAGTCCAAACAGTAGGGGTTAAAGCCGATGACTTGCCAAGATTCATGCAACCTTTGGACTTGCCCGTTGAACGCATCAAAGCCCTAATCACAAGCGAGCAGCATAGCGCAGGCTTAGCCCTGCTAGTCGATGACGTGGCAAAGCTTACAGGCTTAAAGCCTGTTAATCCCCGCGTTATCAACGATAGTCTAGCCTGTGATGTTGTAGGCTTAACCGATGACCACAAAAACGACCTACGTTTTAACGGTTACGCCGTTAATGCAAAAGATAACAGTACCTTATCAACTGCAATGGCTAATGCTATGACGGCAAAGGACTTTGTGAAAGTCGGGGAGCTTGCTAAAGAACTGGTAATGCTTAACAACACCATGCAAGTTAGTAAACTAATCGCATAGTAACCAATAAAGCAGGCAAGGTTAAATCCTTGCCTGCTATCACTAACTAATAAAGGATACCCTAATGTTTAACACCACAGTCTATAAGAAAGACAACACTCGCGCATTAACAGGATACATCCATTACTCTTTATGGGGAACTGGTTTAACTTCGGTAACATGGCAACTTGCCCACGTACCAAACGGAATTATCGCGCATGGGGCAGTGAAGTCACATAATGCGGCAAAGATAGCTATAACTAAAGCAATGAAAGCCAATCTTTAAATAACCAACAAAGGATAACATCATGCAACACTATCACAATATCCGCGTAACTTATCACGGCGCAACAAACACCCGTGGCAGCCGTATAACTCTTAAATCATGGCGTTTTAACCAAAGTGTTACTCTCCCATATAGCTATGAAGGGAGTACAATCGAACAGGCTGCGCAATGGCTAACTAACAAAGGATTCAACTTAGTCGGCTATAGTGACCTCGAAGGAACGCCATATTATCTCATTTTCACTGACACGTTTGAACCGTTGAAGTAGTACGGGCAAGGTAATATCATAACCTTACAAGGATGTAGGGTTGAATTAAAGCTTGACAAATCACGGGTGCTAAGGTACTCCGTGAAGGTTTCACTGGGTGCGTATGCGTAGCAGGCGACCAGCATTCATCTAGCAAATTTTCCCCACTTCGTAATGGCGGGTAGGTATGTTTATCCTCCTATTTACTATTTAGACACCCCCGCAAGCCACGAACGGCGCGGGCTGAACGCTGTTAGCACCCCCTAATTTATTCACTAGCACCCCCTAATTTATTCTTATTATCCCCTAATTTATCATTTGACATTATAGGGTTTACTATGGTAATATCCCTTTTCACTATCAATAAGGGGATAATTAAATGAGTTTAGTAAAGTCGAACCACTTCGTAGCTATAGATAATGAGTTATTAAGACAACCTGTTAGTTTTAGTCTAGCAGAGAGAAGGTTACTAGCTATGGCACTTAGCAGTATTAAACAAGGTTATAATAAGTATCCAAGTAAGGAGATTCAGGAAAGGTTCACAGTTGAACAGTTAAAGGAAATGTATTGGCAGAAGTTGACAGGTGATGTTGTAACTAGAGATGATACTTTCACCATAACAGTTGCCAACTATGCGGAGCTATTCAAGTTGAATAATAGTAATGCAAGGGTTGAGTTACAGTCTGCTGTTATGAAATTACTAGATAGAAAGATTAAAGTTGAGACAAGTAAGAAACTTGGCTTCTTTCAATGGGTTAGTTGCGCTGTATTCGATAAAGAAACTGGTTCGGCTAGTATTAGATTTACAGAAGAGGTATTGCCATATTTGCATAGTTTGCAAAGACACTTTACTAAGATTAGATTAAGCAAGGTAATTGAACTCCAAAGTGTCTACAGTTGGAGATTTTATGAACTTTTTAAGATGAGACAAGGGGAGAATACCTATATAGTAGTAGAGTTTACACTTGAAGAGTTATATAGAATGATGGAAGTACCAGATTCTAGGAGAGAGTTCTTTAAATTCAATGAAAGGATACTTAAACCAGTATTAAAGGAACTTGAGGACAAGAATGTTATTAGTTTGAAGGTTAAGGAAGTTAAAAGTGGTAGAAAAGTAGTTAGCTTGGTGTTTGAGAAGGGGTTGAAGGAGATAAAAGAAAGTTAGCAAGCTAGTTAAGCAAGCTAGGAAAGAAAGTAGGGTAGGTTTTTGGGAGGCTAGCCAAGGGGGCTTGGCTAGGGGGAGGGGGTTTTTGTTATTTGATGTATTTACTTTTTAAGAATAAGGGCTTGTTTCGACTACATAAGAACTAGCTCCTCCAGCCATAGCTTCACCGACTCTAACAAGAAATTCATCCAAGTTACCTCTTATACTCCCAATTGTACCTGCAAAACCCCCAATATACATAAGTCTCCCAGTTCCTTGATAATATATAGGTGCGGTTACGTTGTAGGTTTCACCAATGTCTACCCCATTTTTATATATATGTAATACATTATTTTTTATCTCTACAGAGATAGCAGTCCATGCGCCTGTAGGTATAGCACAAAGTGAAGTAGATGTTGTAAGATAGTTGGATGTCCCGTTAGATGATAATCCAACTATCAAAGAACCATAGCTAGCTACAAATATCTGAATACCATAACCATTATTAAAGATATGTTGTGACTGCGCATTGTTAGCAGTTGGTCTAATTCTAAATCTAATTGTTAAGTCTTTGTTTCTGAAATCAAAATCAGGGACTTCTGGTGTGGAAAAATAACAATCAGTTGCATTAGTAAATTTACCAGATGTTGGAGCAAAAACGTACGGGGTTGCTACTATAGCCCCTCCACTGGCAGTTAATATCTTGGGGTTAGGACTGCTATCTGTTGTGTCTGTAAAATGTAACAATAACGAGTTTATAGCTGTGTTTGTTCTTTTTACTGAGCTACAGCTAAGTAATTTTCTAGCTAACGTAAACATCAATAACTCCCATAAATAACACCGCCTAAACCTTTAAACAAGGTAATAGCTGTATATCCCGTAGTTGCAAGTGTTGGTGCAGCTAACCCTGACAACCAAGTAACCCCTAACCCAGACCACGTTATTGCATAAGCAGTCCCATCATCAACCATTAAAGTTACGGATTGTCCGATAGCCCAATTAGCAGCTACAGGAGTTCTATTAGCTCCTAAAGTAACATACTGCACAGTTCCATTATTTGGGTCTATAGCAAAACCAGCAGTATCAGTTATTTGGTAATGTGTTTCTATAACGCCTTTAAAAGTGGGGGGATAAGTAAAATAGTTCTGCTTGTTTGAGCTAGTTGGTATAGTAAAGTCCCAATAATCAGTAGTATCGCCAAGATATATATAGGTAAAGATAGCTGTAACCCCTGAACTTAAGTAACCTATTAAAGAGGCATTGCCATCTTGAAGGGGGATTTCTGTATTAGAGTAGTTAGTAATAGTAATAGACCAACCAGAAGCTAGAATCTGACTTCCATAGGCTGTGGCTAACTCCGCGAAAGTTGGCAATCTTATATAAGCTATGTTATCTATATAGCAAGCTTGTATTCGTTTGCTAGTTATAGGGTCAAGTATTTTTGCCAAACCTACACTATCAATCCCATCACGGGATATTTGTCTAAGACTAGCATCGCTTATAGCAGTATCTAACTGTCCTAGGGTAAAACTACCTAGTGAAGTAGTATTACCTACCGAAGTTACATGACCTGAAAGATTAGCATTAGTAGTAACAGTAGCCGCATTACCTGTAGTATTCTGGTTTAACATAGGAAAGTCTGCGGCTACTGCTATACTAGGAACTCCTGTACTTGTTGTATTCTTTAAAATTCCAGTAGCTAAACTAGCTAAGTTAGTATTATTAATTGCAACTACAGTTAAAGCAGTAGCTCCTGTAGCATCTCCTGTGTGTGTAGCATTAGATACTAAACTACTATAATTACTATTAACAGCATTATCACCTGTATTTGTTCCAGAAAGTGAACTTACAGGACTTGGAACTCCAGTAATTCCACCCCAAGCAACTGCCGAAGCAGTTCCAGCAGTATATTCTGTAAAACTACTAGCTACATTTAATGCAGTATCTGTATTAACTATCCACATTCTTAGATGATTAGCATTAGCAATGTTATAGATTTGAATAGTATCACCATTTTGAACATCTGTAGTTGTCAAACCCATAAGTTCAGGAGTTAGTTGCGCTCCAGTGTATTTATAAAGTCTTTCCAGAGCTGCTGGGTTATGTTGTGCTAGTGGTAACACTCCAAAAGTTATATTACTAGCATTAGTACAGTCAACATTAGGGACAGATGGAAGTCCAATATCAGTTTTATCAGGTACAAGAACTGGAAGTCCTGTGAAAGGGTCGAGTTTAGTCAACATAATTAGCTCCGAACTGAATGTGTTAAGAAATTACTACCATCATAAGTATTTGTGATAGTTAGTACAGTTACAGAAGCTAGTTTGTAAACTATAAGTGTAGGACTTCCCGCTTCATTATTAGTTATAATTATCTCATCATGTTTAGGTAAGTTTGAGGTAGTTCCACTAGCTCCTACTGTTATTTGCTCACTATAAGTTCCGTCTCCGTTATCATAGTATCTAACTGGTAAAGTAACTTGCTCAGTTCCATCGTTACTAAGCGTACCTTGTTTTAAAATTACTGCATCTGTCATTGTCTTATTCCTGTAAAGTTATAAAAAGCCTAAGTTAAGCCAAAACCATAGATTAACCATTCAGTTGTTGCAAGTTTTATAGCTATAGCTATTCCATTATGAGCAAGGGTTCTACTTCCTGTAGTCCCAGCTCCTGCTAGTCTCATAGTGTCAGAAGCTATTGCAATTGTTAGACTTCCAGCACTATCTTGATTTAAGAAAGTTAATGTAGTTCCAAGAGGGTAAGCTACGCTACTATTAGCCGCTATTGTGAAAATTCTAGCAGAAGTATCACTACTAGGATGTAGTATTTGTTTGTTAGCATCGGTTAGTATTGTAGTATAGTCTAACGATTTACTAAGCAATCCTGCGGTAGCTCCTTGATTAGCTTGCAAAGTTTCAATATCCGTACTAGCAGCAACAAAGTTAGCCCGTAACTCTGCCGCAGTTACTAAGCTATTGTCTACTGGTTTTGTCTTATCAATTGTACTCGCCATCTTTATCTCCTAAAATTGTAATGCTGAAAGACCATCATAATAAAGTGAAGGGCTATCATAATGTAATCCTGTATCATATCTAACTTCTGCATAGGCAAAAGTAACTGCTTTACTTGGTAAGTCCAAGTTACTTAATGCAGTTATTGTAAAAAAATAGATAAGATTATTTTGTGTTATTGTTTGTGTAAAGTTACTACTTTTGGAGTGTGTAATAAAAGACCCTGTATCTCCTAAAGAAGTTGCCCAATCAACTTGATATTTATATGCCCTATCAGGTAAACCACTATGTTCCCATGTTAAGGTAAAGAACTTACTGGTAATGTCATCTAAAGAAGTCTTATCCTCTAGTTGAATATTACTAACTTTTGGTACTTTACCTGCAATTACTTCTACAAAGTTTTCTGTACTTGGTAAGGTAACTACTTGTTCAATGAAATCATACTTTCTAGCATCATATTTAATTGCTTCAACTAGATAATTATTATCTTCCTTAGTAATATTAGAGACTTTATACAAAGTTGTTCGTTCAGACTTTTGAATAAAGATACTTTGTGGTATTAACTCTAGTGTTCCAGCATACGTTGCTGATACTTCATTTAATGTTCCAGAGGTTTCTTCCAATAATAATTCAACTAAACCACCAAGACTATCATACACCATTAAAGTAGTTATACCATGTAAAGTAATAGCTCTATCAAGTACAAGACTTATACCTACTGGGCTAGAGGCATAGCTAACTACCCTTCCAGTCTCTATAGTATCAAACATATTACTATCATGGATTCTTATTAAACTTCCTTTATGTAACATAACTGCTTCAATAAGACAACGAAATTGTACAATACCATCCCCATCTAAGTCAATCATTAAGGAATCCCAGAGAAGATTTCTACCTTTTCTAAGTCCTGTTGCTACACTAGCACAACCAAGCATTAGGTAGTCTGAACTTGTATATCCATATAAGGAATTAAAGTATCCTGCGGTTAGTCCTAAGAAATCTTCCAGTTCACTAGCCATAACAAGTAATGTTCTTGTTTTATTTCTGTTATCAATCTCTTGGATAGTTACATTTATCTGTGTATTGTTATCGGTAATATCTGTACTAGCATATTCAAAGATACCATCTTGTACATTTTGATTAGTAAAGACTAAACTTTGGTCAATCTCATCTTGAGAAAATCTTCTATCCCAAACAATAGAAACTAACCCATCATATTCAATAAGTTCAGCATTACCAAGTGTAAGTAAATCATCCCTAGCAGTCTTTGCGTCCTTTCTTTCAAAGAATTGTCTATTAACTGTGTAACGTCTTTCTGTAATAACTGGTGCGCCTTCATAAGCTTGATAACTTAATAGCTCATCGCAGTATCTTCCAAACTCTTCAAAGGTAAAATGAGCAATATGCTCCTTTGGAATCTCGCAACCTCTGGGATAACGTATTCCATCTACTTCAAAAAATAACCAATCACTTAGAAAGTTATAAATAACCCAACTTAGGTTGTTTGAGTATTGATAGTTTGGAATACTTGTAACCGTGTGAAAAGCACCAGTCCAAGTAGCTCTAGTTATATCTGTTGGACTTACCCATGCTGTATCTGCAATGTTCCTATAAAGACCTGTCACTGGATTGTAGTAACTAGAACTTGGTAGCATTAACTTAACACCTTTACCTTTAAAGGAAACTTGTGGAATACCACCACCTATTTCAGAAGCATCTTCTATTCTTATAGCTACAAGTGCTGAACCTGCATAGTTACTAACGATACTAGAGTTATAATATGAGATAGTTTGGATAGTTATAATACAAGATTCATCTAGCGTATATCCACTAAGGTTAGTATGTGCTATCTTGATAGACCACTCGTGGTCTCCGTTATTAGCAATAGGACGATTAATCCTGTAAGAAACTTGATAAGCTCCATCACTCTTACCTGCAAAAGAAGTAAGATAAGCCAGAATGTAGGTTGGAGAAATTGAACTATCCGCACTATAGATATTAAAACTAACATCTGCATAAACTTTATTATTACCCTCAGTATGCACTATGTTACTAAAGTTTATATAAACATCTATGTAATCAAAGTCTCCAGAAATAGGTCTGGTAGCTCCAGCACTATCATTATAAGGAATTGGAGTTCCAATACTTTCAGTAACAGCAGAAGCATTTAAGTAAGGAATCATTCCTTGAGTTACTTCACCATAGGTAAAGGAAAAACTAGCTTTAAATTCACTAATACTAACATCATTAAAGTAGATGTCTTCGAGAGAAGTAACTTCCCCCTCACTAACTACAAATAACATTAATAAAGATTGGTCAGAACGTAAGTTTGCCGCCATGTTTATAGGTGCAGAGGGTGCGCCTCCCATTTCACCATATATAGCAGGTAAGGTATTCATGATAGTTTCAACCATTTTGAAGGAAGACCTGTAGCAGCATTAAAGTCAGCAACCATTGTAACATCATGATAGCTAGTTTTAGCAACCTCTAGTTTTAAACCTATTCGTACCCCACCGTACAAACAATAACCAAAAACTACAGGAACACTTCCACCTTGTTCTGTTATGTTTGGAACACCATTAAAGAGTTTAGATACTTGGGAAGGGTCTTGGGAGTCTAGTTTATTTTGAGGAGAAAGGGCGCGAACTAACATACCTAGGGCAATGATAATACCTACTGTAACTACAGTAGCTACAACATAACCAGCAGCAGTTGCCGCTAAACCAGCACCAATACTAGCTGCAACACTAGCAGTTACAGCAGCCGCTATAGAAGTAAATAAAACTTCCCCGCTAATCTTCGGACAAATAACTAAAACATCATAACCACTAAAGTCATAATCCAGCATGGTTGCTAACAAAGGATAAGCTTTTTCTCTTCCTTCTAAATAAATAGTATAAGAAAGTTCTTTTGTAGAAACTTCTTTAAAGATTCTTGGTTGATTAACTTTTAAATAATCATATAACTGAATAAGATTCTTAACTTCTAAGTTAAACCTTTCAACATCTTGTCCATTAAAGAAAATAATGTGCATCTTATTTCACCAAAGCTGGGTGACGATAAACCTTTGTTATCTTATTCATATAAAGTTCCAAAGGTTCTATTTTTGAAATCTCTGCTTGATTAAGAAGTAGCCCATCACCGATGTAAATCATAGCATGGTTGTTAAAATAGCCTAAGATAGAAGTTATTAACAAATCACCTTTCTGTAACTTCCCAACTTGTGTAATATCCAGTAAACCATTACTAATAATAGAAGACGCAACCCTGTCTTCTTCAAAATAACCAATATCCTTTAATTGATTATCTTCAATAGTCTTCTTAACTAATCCTTCCCAGTCTTTCTTAACCGTTAAATGAGATTCGAGGGTAAGTTCAATACTAATATCAAACTCAAAATGGTAGTAATCTCGTATAAGTATGCCACAATCAGAGACTCCAAAGATGTAAGGACGATTAATATAAGTATTTGAAGGGTCAGGCGGTACTTTTAAAGGTTGGTTATAAACACCGTTTACAAAAGATGTTATATATAAGGTACGTTTGTAAGTGTTTGCTAGAACTAAATCAGCAAGACTTGGGGTTTGTGGATGTAAGTGACTTTGCTTTGTATGCGAATGGATGATTGCAAAGATACTATCCTTTTCTTCTAGGAACTTGAGCGGGTCTATCTCAAAAGAACTTGTTTTGTCATTAGTAGAGATATTAACTTGTTCTTCAAAAGTTCCATCAATAAGGATGAAACCAGCCATTTCATTTGGGTAAGCTCTACGAGTTGCTAGTTCTATTTGTGTAAGAGTTTTATCTGAAAGTATCATAATTATCTCCATTATGTTTGTTAGTTGATTTAGGAAGTCTTGGTATAGCCAAGCCCAGCAAATCTTAACTTAGGTAAACCATCCCTAAGCATTTGTCGTCTTGGGTACTTCATTTGCTTAAAATTAGTATAAGTTCCCAAACCATAAACTAATTGCCCTGCTTGCTTACTCAGCATTTGGTCAATTGTAAAGTGTCGCTTCATTAAATATAATGGTGTACTACTTAAACTATCTACCCCAACATAATTTTCAGTAGTTTGTATATAAGTAACTTTTGCACCTTTAAGATTAGGCAATTTATAAACCGCTGATAACCAATAAGCATCCCTTTTAGCGACAGATAACTTTGGAGTATCATTACTATTAGTCTCATTAAAAGTAACATCAGTTATAACCACTGGAAAAGCAGAGAACGCTTCTCCATTCCACCAAATACTGCCACTTCTTATTCCATTAGTTAGTCTATAAGTAACACCATTGTAAACTACTTCAAATAGTTCTACAAGGTTAGGTAACTCTAGCTGTTGGATAAGTTGTAAGTTTTCGTCTGGCATAATGGCTTGACAGGTTTATAAAATATACGCTATAGTACCATAAAATTAAAAGTTACACCATTAAATAAGGTACTTATATGAATGATAAAATAAGCAATACAATGGAGATAGATTATAGAAAGCTTTTAGAAGACCATATAGTTGCAGAAGAAATTTACAAGCAGCAAACTACAGCTTCCTTAAATTCACTTAGTCATAAACTAGATGAACTAACAACCTCCACACAAGCGATAGTAGATGCTTATGAAACAGCACAACAAGCTATAAAGATTTCAACATTCTTAGGCAGAGCTGTAAAGTATATAATGGGACTTATCTTAGCCTATTATGCCTTAGAAGGTTACATTCATAATACTAAATAGAGTAAGTTTATGGCTAGTTATATAGAAAATTCAACAGATACAGCAGTTCTTAGTAGGGTTTATGGACTTTGCGGACTTAATGGTAAGACATGGAAAGACCTTACTGACGCAGGTACTTTTAGAGATTGTGTTACCTATCAAGATTATTTTACTACCTTAGTTAATCACTATAGGTATAATAAGGAAATTAAGGAGTTAGCGGCTAAAGCTAAACTTGTTGAAGCAGAAGCTAAACCAAGATTCAAAAATACAGAACTCCGCGACCAATTAGACCAAGTTACTATAGCTGAGAAAATACAAAAGATTAACCTTGATAAGACTAGACAAGAAGAATTATTAATAAAAGTCTTAGCTTCTAGGTTAGAATATGTTGCTAAAAACAATATAGAATCTCTACTTCTTTCTTCTTTTACTAACATTTGTAATATGCTTCGCCACACGGCTGAGGAAAATCCAGAAGTACAGGAAGTTATTGATAAGTGTATTAAAGAAATCTATGACCTAGCCCTTCAACTAGAAGAAGATGCTATCTTAGATAAGCAAAACTATGTAACAACTAAGTTAAAGACTGAATTTTCTATAGAAGAGATTACAAATACCTTTGACTTCACTAGGGAAGATTCTTAAATGTATATTGAAAGAACCTTAGATAATATATCAGAAAGATTACTCTTATCTAGTTGTCTTAAAGCGGTCTTTCGCCCAATACTTCGATTATCTTCTATGGAATGGGCAATGAAATACAGAAGTATAACTAGCACAGAGACTTCCTTTGGTATTGGTAAGTTTGACCCTGACTATACTCCTTACATGGAATACCTATATGACTGCTTGGATAACCCTTATATCCCAGTCATTATAGGACAGAAATCTTCTCGTATAGCTTGGACAGAAACAATTAACAATTGGCTAGGAAAAAATATACATACTAATCCTAGAAATACACTGATAGGCTTTCCTACTAAGGATAAAGCTAAGGAATATGGAAAAGGAAAATTACAACCTTTAATAGAGAATACTCCAATCTTACAGGAAGCTATTGATGTAGGACTATCTGAGAATAAGAAAAGTATTTTTGATTATAACCTCAAAGGAGCTTGGTTACGATTAAGAACTCTTGGTACGTTAGTTAAATCAGATAATGTACCTACTATCATAGTTGAAGAGTTTGCAGATACGCCTGATAACGTAAATAATCAAGGCGATACTGTAGCGGCACTTCTTGACCGTCAGAAACTTGTTCCTTTAGTCATGCGAAAGTTTGTAGGCGGTAGTACACCAACTAATATGGACTTCTGTCAAGTCGAAAGAGCTATTAAATATTCTAATCAACTTGTTTTTAAAGCTGAGTGTCATGAATGTGGGGAACTTATAGCTATGGACAGTACAAGCTTTGCCGCCATACAAGTTGCAGAGTTTGGTGAAAGACGAATAGATGAGAAATATGGAAGACAAGACCCTTTCAGTGCTAAGTTCTTTTGCCCCTGTTGTTCAACTGAATGGACTTTTGAGCAAAAGAACTTAAATATCCGTGCTGGAAAGAAACATGGTTTCACTGACCATACAGGTAGATTCTCTAAAGGTTGGCACGCTAAGAAGCCAGAAGTTACAGATACTTTCGGGTTTATCTTCTCAGAGTTATTAAGTCCTTTCGATGGTGGGAACTTTGTTGAACTTTCAAAGAAAAGAATCTTAGCAGAAGTAGACAATGCTAAAGGCAAGGAAGGTTTACTAAAGGCTTTTTATAATACTTGTATGGGAGTTCCGTATGCCAGTGGAGTTAGTGCTTTAAGTGTTGAAGAAATGAGGAAACTGCGTAGCAACTACCCAGAAGGTATCGTACCTAGTGACGGGCTTATCCTAACTATGGGAGTTGACGTTCAGATTAACAGGTTTGCTTATGTTATAAGAGCATGGGGAAGAAATGGTAACTCCTATCTAGTAACTTGGAGAGAGATATTCGGTAATACGCAAAACTATCAAGACACTGTTTGGGAAGAACTAAAGAATGTTATCACAGCAGATTATCCTCATACTGGTGGTAAGAGTTTAAAGATTTCTGGGTGTGGGATTGATAGTGGTTGGAATACTGAACTTGTTTATAGGTTTGTTCTTGAGATGAACCAGATACAAGGGTATGAACACGTCTTTGCAACTAAAGGAAGTGATGAACTAAGATTTAGTCATGATGAGATTTATAACGAACCTGCTGAAATGGATACCTTAACATACAAATCAGCCCGTAGAAGTCTTGCAGAAACAATGGGTGTAAAGATTTATAATATTGGTGCGCATAAAGCTCATAATGAAATACTTAGAAGGGTGGGACTTAACCTTATAGATGGTTGTAACCAAGATAGGTACTTCTTTAATGAACAAAGTTATGGACAGTATGAAGAACAGATGGTGTCCTGTAGAAAGCTTATTGATGTAAGAAGTGGAACACAAAGAGAAGTTTACAAATTAGTAAGTGGTAAAAGGAAGGAAGCTATGGATGCTGAGAAGAATGTGATTTGGTGTGCCTATGCTATTGGAATACCCTCCTATACTTCTGAACATTGGAAACAAATAGAAAACTACCTGTATAACTAGGAGAACTTGTAAGATGAGTTCGATGGATTCAAAAGGCTTCCATGTTTGTCATATCTTTATTAAAGAAAATAATAAGATAGTTTGTAAGAAGTGTGGTAAAATTGAACAAATAATTTTAAGTTGGTCGGACTTTAGGCTTCCTCCTATCAATCTTTGGTCTTTGCCTAACTAACGGAGATAATTAATGGCACTAACTAGACAAGAAAAACTAACAATAGCTTATGCAGACCTAGCTAAAGTCAATGCTTCGATTGACCTACTGATTCAAGGTAAACTATTACAAAGAGTAGAAATTGGCTCAATGGAGTTTAGAAGAGTTTATGATAATAATAAAGTTTCCCTTGCGGATTTAAAAGAGCTTCGTAGAGAACTTCTTGAATGGATAGATGCCTTGGAAGAGGTTTCGCAGGTTGCCTACCGCTCAGGTTCAACTATCCCACTTATTGTTAGTAGAGGTTTGTAATGACTGAAACAACCCTTATAGTCCAAGACTTATACAGAACCAACTACGCCGCAGCTAGTACAGAATACTCCCTTGCACATCGACAAGCTAGTATGGGGGATGCTGACACTCTTGGTGTAGCTGAGATAAACTTTCTTATCTCTCGTAGTCGCTATATGTGCAGAAACAATGCAGTTTCCTCTTCTGCACAAGACAAGTATGCAACTAAGCTAGGAAGTATTAAAGTAACTTGGAACTCTCCAGACGGTAGTAAGCATAACATAATGCAAGACCTATGGGATAGTTGGGCAGAAAACCCAATGCTAGACGGTTTTGGTAATCTTGATACTTGGCAAGTTGCTTGTAATCATGAAAGATTTGCAAGCGGTAAAGCACTTACAAGACTCCATACTGTAGTTAGTGACCATCCTATTCCTTTAAAACTCCAAGGTATTCCCGCAGAGTATTGGGATATTAACTATACTGGAATGGATAATCCAAGTCTTAACGACAATGGTTTAGTAACTAAGTACGGTATTACCTTCCAAAATACTAAACCTTTAGCCTATCACTTCTTTAAAGAAGGATACTTTAGCATTAAACCTTTACCAATAAAAGATCTTTGGAAAAGAGAAGCTATTGACGCAAATGACATCATTAATTGCTTTGAAAGAAAGAACGCTAATCAGTGGATAGGAGTTCCATTACTAACAAGCTGTTTATTAACTGTTTATGCACTGGAAGACTTGTGTGATGCAACAGTTAAACAACAAACAAATGCCTCTGGCGTTAGTTGGATAGTTGCAAGTGAAGGGAATACCTTGCTAAGAACTCCAGTAGGTAGTGTACACACAGTTGGTAACTCTGCGACTGATGACCCTAATAAGAAAACTATCTTTAGAACTGCGGCTGGGGGCGTACATTATCTAGCAACAGGAGAGAAACTTCAACAAGTACAAAGTACAGACATTGGTAATAACTTAGTTCCAATGATAAAGAGTGAGCTTGAATTAATAGCGGCTGCACTTAATATGCCTTACTTTGAACTTAAAGGTGATACTTCTGGTATGGACTTCTCAAGTATAAGAGCTATACTAATTCAATGGAGAAATAGAATAGAGTTTATCTATAACTTTATAACTATTCCTACTCAAATGAAACCTTTAGTTACTCGTTTCCAAGCTTATGCAAAACTAAAGTATAAAGTTGCAAATGCTAAGCCTAATTTTATCCTACCAAGATGGTATGGTGTCGATGACTTAAAAGATTGTCAGGCTGATTTACTTGAAGTAGCTAGTGGTTTTACTCCTATTGAACAAGTATGGGCAGAGAGAGGTTATACTCGTGAACAGATAGAAGCAAGTATTCAAACTATGAAAGCTATGGGACTATTCGAGTTATTAATGCAACCGCAACAAAGTCCTGCGCAGAATAATGGTGCAGCTACTACAGCTACAACGGGAAGTTAAATGCTATTGCTTTTACTATATCTACTACAAGGTTGCTTAGTATTAGGTTTAAGCTTTTTAGCAAGTTTATTTTTTATAGCTGGTATAAAAATACTTACAGCTAATAAGCAAGATTACAAACATAGCTGGTACAGAACTTTTCTAGCTCCAACCAATACGGAGTAAAAAAACTTCTTTACTTTCTGTACATTATGCTATAATAACGCAAAAGGAGACTACTAATGAATCGCAAAGAATTATTTACCCAACTTAAAGCTAATGAAAAACAACTTATTCAGGAAAAAACTCTGAAAGTTAAGTTTGCTGATAGTTGTGCAGTTTCACCACAGATTATTCAGCGTGTAGTAGCTAAAGAAAATACTACTAAAGCTTTAGGTGATTCCAGTGAAGAACCAGTTATTGAACCTGACACAATACTTGTAAAGGTTGTTGCCAATACAGCTAATTGGATGGACTCTCAGGATGACGTACTTACTGCGGAGGCTTATAAAGAAAGTATCTTTAAGCGTGGAACTTCTATCCCGCATATTCTCGACCACAAGCATAGTGTTACTTCCTTTGTCGGAGATGTTCAAAAAGTCTATACTGAACAAATAAATCTTAAAGACTTAGGGCTTTCCCAAGAAGGAAGTACCACTGCCCTTATTTTTGAAACATTAATACGTAAAGACTATAATGAAGATGTCTTTAAGTTCTATTCTAATGGTAAGATTAACCAGCATAGTATTGGTTTAAAGTATCAAGAACTTAGACTGGCATTAGATTCTACTGCTCCAGAAGATATTAGCTACAAAGAAATATGGGATAAATACTATCCAGATATTATCAATAAAGAACAAGCTGATAAATATGGAATGTTCTGGGCAGTTACCAAAGTAGATGTACTTGAAAACAGTGCTGTTCTCTTTGGGGCTAATGAACTTACCCCAACTTTAGAATTATTAGGAAAGTCCTTAGAAATTCCTAACGATGATTTACCAACCCTATCTGCTCTTAGCGAGCAAGGAGAAAACACAATGACTTTAGATGAGGCATTGAAAAAAATCTCAGATTTAGAAACTGAGGTGAAACAAGCTTCTGCTTTAGCTACTAAAGCAGAAAAAGAACGTACCGTAGGTATCTTAGAAGCTGCAAAAACTTTTAATCTTGACTATGAAACTGTTATTAAAGCCATAGGTAAAGCTAAATGGGATGTTGAAGATGTTGTAGACTTCTTTACAACTATTAGAGCTGAGAAAGATGCCTCGCAGACAATTGACACTTCTGTAGTTCCTTTCGGTAAAACTTCTGAAAAAGCAACTGGAGTTTCTGAACACTATCTACCTGCTTTCTTAAAACAACAAGGAGCTAAATAATGGAAAGTCCACATACAATGGGTTATTGGGAGCATCAACAAGATGCGGGCTTCAAAAACTACCCTGAAAGAACTACCAATCGTCCTTTTGTCCCTGAAAAGTCTCAAACTATTACAGTTGCGTCTGGACAAGTCTTAAAAGCAAGAAGCTTTGTTAAGAGTAACTCCGCTGGCAAGATGATTGCTGGTGGTAACATCTCTGAATATGCTAAACTTGTTCTTAGTGGAACTTTAGCAGACACAGATACAGCTATTGCAGGTGGTATTACAGTAACAGCAACGGGTGGCATAGTAACAGCAGCTCAAGTTATTACTGCTTTACTAACACAAGCTGATGTAGGTTATGCAGTCGTAACTGGTACTTTAACAGGTTGGACATTAGTAGCTGACCCTTCAAGCACTACTACTCTTTGGGCTTATGCTACAACTGGTATTACTAACGTAACAGACTTTGCAGTTACAGGTACTAACACTTCTTTAACCGAGACAGTTACAACTGTTGCTGGTTCTACTACCTTCCAGAAACCTTCTGGTATTTTAGCTATGGATGTAGACGCAACTTCTGGAGATATAGTTACAACTATGTATACTGAGGTTTATGCCTACGAAAGTGAAATTATCTGGGGTGTAGATGGTGCAGTGGATACTATCACTAAAGCAGACGGAACTACAGTAGCTTGTTCAGCTTATAACACTGGAGCAGTAACTCCTTTACTTCGTAAGATGTATGTAGAGAATACTGAGTTTGAAATCGTAACACCTACAGCGGGTGAGGAGTTAGTATAATGAGTGGTGATTTAATCTTAATGACACCTTATCGAAGTGGTTTACCTACTTTAGATGGTGCAATTACAGCAAACCCTTTACCAAGACCTTTAGCTATGTCTCAGTGGTTTGGGCAAGAAAGTACAACTACTAAAGATAGAGTCAACATTGACTATGAGTTTGGTGCAACTAACTTAATTGCACGTTTTGTAGCCCCAACTATTGATGCGGCTAAGTTTGCACATCCTAACTTTGGTACAAAGGAAATGACTTTTGGTTATGCGAAAGCGGCTGTTGAAAGCCCTGACTTAACTGAGATTTCTCAACGTGGTTTTAGTCAAGAGTTCGGAGTGGAGCAAAACTTTCAAGCTAATTATGACCGTATCCTTGCAAAAGATATGGATAGAGCTGATAAAAGTATTGAAAATTTAGAAGAGCTTTGCGCTACCCATTTATTAGTCTATGGTAGTTATACAACTGCTATCTCTGGTAATAATGCACAGCATCCTTTGGTTACTTTCGATTGGGGCAGAACTAAGTTAGAGAACTCTACTGCAACTACGCAAGCAAGCCGCGATTCTAACGTAAGTGCTATCTACAACGATTGGATTCCAGAAGTTGACTTAACTACGTTAAAAGCTAATACCTCAACTAACGTTGGTGGTGGTTTGTCTTGGGATGCTAAAGATAATACTTCTGGAACTCCCGCAACTGTAACACCTGTTTCTGTTGTTGACCCAGTTGAACAACTTCGTAGAATGGATAGAATCTGTGCTTACCGTGCTGGTTCTACAGAAGCTTTTGTTATGAGTGATGATGCTTGGGCTTGGTATAAAGCTGCACTTAAAGCTGATAAGTATAAAGACTTGTGGGACTTAACTAAGAATGCGACTCCAAGAATAACTAACCCTATCATGGATATGATTCATAACTTCCAAGGTTGGTTCTTGCGTGGTTATATGTTAGACGATGTAGGTATGACTGTTCCTATCTTTGGTTATAGTGGTACTTATGACAATATTGATACTGCGGTTAGAACTAAATACTTCCCAGATGGTTATGTGGTAGCCCTACCAAGTAGAAGTTACGGTAAGAAAATCTATGGTCGTATCATGCACCCTAAAGCAGCTTGGCTTCCTGCTAAACGTTGGGTTAATCAATGGGGTAATACTAAAACAGGCTATACTGAGTGGGAACTTCACTCTAGTTTCTTGTTAGGTCATACCGATATTAACACTGTAGTTAGTTGGAAAGTATGTTCCACTGCTCCAGCAGCTACCCTGTAAAGTTACAGTTGTAAGACTGTGATTAGTGGACGGCTTAGCTTATCTCCCTAAGTTCGTCCACACCTTTAAGGAGTTGTTATGTCAAACTTAGTAATCCCAATTACACCTTCTGGAAGGTCTAACAAAGGTGAACTGACTAAATGGTTGACTCAAAATCTCGAGTCATCTTTAAAAATAGAAAGGTTTAATCAGAACTTAGTTGTTTTTAAAAATGATTGGTGTAAGACTGCGGCAAGTTTATATACTAAAAGAAGTCCTAAAGAGTTTGCAAAGTATGTTACTATGAGTACGTTGACTAAAGGAACTGCTAAAAGTATTTTGGAAGGAAATATTGTAAGAACTTTAGCTAATATAACTTTGAAAGTTGAACATAATAAATTAGCTAGTTTTGAATATGACACACATCTTGATAGTGTATCTGGTGGAAACTATAGAATAGTCAGGGCGGCAGTTCTAAAAGGACAACGTAAACAAGTAGCTGTTATAAGTAGAAAGAGTAGAGACCCAATATATGCTACCGCTAGGGATGGGATTACTCCTAGAGCTAAAGGACGTATTAAAGGGTTCATACCTAAAGGAACTAAAGGTAAAATCTTTATCAGACTTCATGAACATACTTGGGTGGGTGGTAAACGTACCGAGATAGCTCAAATGTATGGTATTCCTAATGCCTATCTACTAAATAGCCGAAGAACCAAAGATGCTTTTAAATTTGACCAAAGACTTAAAGACTTATGGAAACGCTAGAAGATAAAACAACTTTACTAAGTTACTTTGGAGTTCCACTAACTTTCCCAACCTTTACCATCAAAGGAATTAACGGGGAAGACTTTAGTAACATTAACTTTGAAGTTGATACACTTAGTCATCGGGCTATTATCTACTACTGGCAAATAACTCAAGAAGATTGGAATAACTTTGCAATTGAGAAAGATGATACTTTCACAACTTCTGTTGGTAGTAAGACCTTTAGTTGGAGACTTACACAAAAACCTTTTGTTGACCCTTATGGTTGGGTTAAAGTAACGGCAAACTTGGTGGATATAGTATGATAGACTTATCACATTTAGCAAACTATTTAGAAACTTCAATGGGTGTACAAGTTGGTATTGCTAATAGACTTTTTCAACAAGGACAATCTTATGAAGAAGAAGCAGATTTGATTGAAGTTTGTTACTCAAGACTTGTTCCAGCAAAAGAGAACGAAATCTTATTAAGTTCTGCTAGTGAAATAGACAACCAATGTGTTATGTTTGTTGATGTTGTTTATGTTGCAAAGATGTTTACAAACAATGTTTTCACTTATCATGAAGCTTTACAGAAACTTTGGTACTATCTTCATGCGTATAAACCAAGTCAGTTTGTCTCAACCGACCAGAACTTTAGAAGTTTCACAGCAATAGCTGGAGACTTTATCACAGATAATGGAAGAATAATGACTAAACTTATCTTTGGCTTTACTTTCGATAATTTACTTAACTTCAACCCATAAGGAGAACCTAATGGCAATCACAGTGAATCTTCCTAAACAAAAGGAAGAAACTTTAGTTCCTAGAGAACTTAAACAAGAAGAAAAATTAGTTGCTGTTAAGGCTGTTAATGCTTCTTCTGAAAAATCTATTAAACCAGAAGACCTTATTAAGGAGTCTAACTAATGGCTAGTCCAGTAAGTTTTACAGAAAAAGCAGTTGCCTTATATGGGGCTAAACAAACAGGTGGTTCAGGAGTCCCTGAAACTTTGTCTTCTAGCCATGCCTTAGCCGCAATGACTTTATCTTTTGATGATAATATTACTTCCAATGAAGAAGCTTACTTAGGTAATGTTCAACAACGTGAAGCTAGTGTTGCTATTACTGACCGTTTTGCCGATGTTAAAGCAGAGACAGTGTTGCCAAAATTAGGTAGTTTGTTTGGCAGACCTGTTTATGGGTACGAAACTGCTGTTTTGCAATTTGTTGATAGTATCTCTAGCGGGACTATTATATTTGCTGGTGCAACTATGACCGTTGGTTCTTCTGCTACACCTATTGAATTAGCAGAAGAATTATTAGCATACTTAAACGGCGGGAGTGCTACACAAATACACTCAACATTAACTGGAACTCCTAATGCTAACTTTAGCTATGCACTTAATGCTAATGACAGTTCTATTATCCTAGCAATTGCTTTAACAGCTAATACTAACGTAACAAGCTTAACCTTAGCTGGTACTCAAGCGGCTAAAGCTACTTTAAATGTTAATGACCAAGCTACAGGTGCTTTAGCTACTATCCCCATTATTCCTTTTATGGAGGCTGGAAAGTTTCATGTAGTTGCTGATGCTAGTCTGTCTATCACAGAAGCTCTTAATGATTTATATGTTAAGGCAGAAACACAGTTACAGAAAGCTAAGACTGAGAATAGCTGGGCAGAAAGTAATTTACTTAATGCTGAAAGAGTTGCTAATAAGTTAAACTTATTAGACCTTGGTGTTACTGGTAATACAGCAGTAGATGACTTGTTAGTAAACTTAGCAGCAGCAAGAGTAGAAACCGCAGACATCTTAACAAGAATAACTACTACTGTTGATGCAATAAAACTACTTTGGCATACTATGGGAGTTAATCTCATCGTAGACCCTTCTGGAGCTGCTCTAGTAGCTGACTTACTCACTACAGATGCGGCTGTTAAAGTAGCAGTGGATTTAATTGATGTAGCTACCTTGGGAACTACTTTAGCTTCTGGAACTTATATAGATGCTTTGGTAAACTCAAATGTAGCTGTGGAAGCTGAGTTCATTACTTTGAAAGATAAAGTAAGAGACTTTTACCTACAAGCAGAAGCTAAGCAAGCTTTATTACCAGCTTTAGTTACTACAGGTACTTATGCGGCTGTTACTTATGCTACTTCTGCAAATACCATTGTTCAAACACCTATTACAACTGCTAGTTTAGTTCCTGTAATCAAGGAACTATTGTTTACTAATGAATATCCATCTTCTGATACCTTAACACTACACGTTCGTAAGTCTTCGGATAAGCTTGTTGGCTTGCAAAAAACTATCATCGTAACAGATGCAGTGGCTACAGTTGACTTAACAATTGAAATTGGTCAACGTCCTAAAGTTGCCTTTAACTATCATGGTAATATCTATGATATTGTTAATATTGCGGAGCTTAGTTATCCAATTACAACTCAGAAAGCCGATGCAGCTTTTGTAACTAAGGCTGAGAATGTTCGTAATGCTAGTTTGCAGGAAACAGGTTCAGGTCTTATCTTGAATAACATTTGTTTTAGCAAACTTAGCTTTACCAATGCTGATGGTTTTGAACATCAACGTGTTATGACAGGTTGTGAAGACACTTGGGACACAAGTGCTAAAGCTGGTACTTTAACCCTTACTATCCTAGAACCAGAAGCTAATACAGCTATTGAAACTCAATTCAATACAGAAGATAGTCTAGGTAAGGAGTTTTGGTTTAACTTTAAGCAAGACGGCACAAGCGGTAATACTGTTGAATTAGAAGTTACAAAGTTGATTCTTAAAGGTTATAAGCAGACAACTGTTAATAACCGTGCTGCTTTCGACTTAGACTTTACTTACAGTGGATTTACAAAGATTAGCTTGAAGTAAGTTAGTTTTGTGGTACAATAAGCAGGGTAGGTGGTAGCTTATCCTGCTTTTTATTGGGAGATAGAATGAAAATTGTACCAGATTTTATTGAAGTTACGCTTATCGCACAAGATGCTAATTGGAAGATTGACTTTGTTGTAGCTTTTAAGTTACTAAATGCACCTATGGCTAGACTAATGGTTAAAAAACTACTTGCGTCTAGTTATGAAACACAAGTTTCTATACTTTTAAGTAACATTGTTTATGTAGATAAAGTTGCTCTTGGTTCAGGGAGTTTGACAAATAGCTTTGAAACTGCTATCATGAAGTCTCTTTTAAGTAGTTTACCTTACTTTAAAAGTATTCTAGCTAACTATGTTGTCATTCTTCAAAGTATGGGGCATATACAAAAGAGAAGTTTGCAAGAACAAAACTTGTTTGAAATTGGAAAGTTTCAATATGAGCTAGACTATGGCAAGCAGGATTTAGAAACTAAGATAAAGGAAGATACAAAAATGTTACAAGAAGGACTTGGTGAGTTTATGAACTTTTCTGATGAAGAAGACGTTAAACAGCTTTTGGAAGTAGTTAAAGAAAAACTAACTGTTTCTACCTTACCTGACTTAGCTTGGAAGTCTAATATTCCTTATCTTGAGTTGTTTAATATTGCAAAGTTATATAGAAATGAATGGGGAATAATAAATCCAGTTGTTATCATAGAACTTGCTAAAGAAGCTAAACTTAAAATTAGTGATACCTTAAGTTTCATATCTTTGCTGTTTGCTGGATATGAATCAATGAAATCTGAAAAATAAACCTTTGGAGATACCAAAATGAAATACGAACTTGCTTTACAAACTGCCACAGTCCTTATTAATGCCGTAGTTAAAGATGCGGCTGGTAAAACTGACCAACTACAAATTGAATTTAAGCGTTATCCTATCCAAGAAGCCAACAAGCATCTTGCCAAGTTTGATAAGATTGCAGAGGCTAATCAACAAACTCTTGAAGCTACTAAAGATGGTAGTTCTAGTATCTGGGAATCTGATGTAGTAAACTCTGCCGAAGACGTTAAAGCTTTCGTGAAAGAACATATCGTTGACTTTAAGAATGTCAAAGGTCAAGATGATTCAGGTAAAACTATCAAAGTTCCCTCTGTTCGGGCTAACGGTGACTTGGATTTATACTTTGATATGCTATGGAGTAGCTTTCCTTATCGAGATAGTCTGCGTACCGCTTGCTTACAAGCTATACAGAACACAGCTAGTAATTCCTAGTTTCCTTGCATGATGCACTAAGGGGTAGGAAACTACCCCTCTTTTTAAAACCTTTTGGAGTTCTTTATTATGGCTGAGTCTAAAATAACCTATGTACTAGCTTTGGATGTTACCAAAGTAACAGAAGGTTTTAAAAAGGTACAAGAAGTTGAAGCTGTACTTAATAAGAATCTACACGTTCTAGCAACTGACTTAGGAAAGATTGGGGAAAGTTCTTGGCTTAATAAAGCTTTTGGTGGTACTGCTAGTGCTAACCAGAAAGTCTTAGAATTAGCTAACGCTATGCAAACTTTGAAAGAAACTACTTTAAGTGATTATGCAACTAGAGCTTCACTATCCTCTGGGCTAGTTAAAAAACTAGAGGCTGAAAGAACAGCCTTAGAATCTTTACGCAAATCTGCCATTTTACAAGGTTCTGCTAAAGGTTCTCTACAGATAGGTGAGGGCTTATCCGTACTAGATAAGCAAATAGCTAAGTATAAAGGTTTAGCTGATAGCATGGAAAAGATTTTCTATAGAATAGAAACAATAAATGACGCAATCAGATACAAACAAAAAGCTAATGAACCTTCTTCTGGGTATAATCTAGTACATCCTTCTTATTTAATATCAGGTACTAAGCCTAAAACTTGGAAAGCTTCTGATATTCTTACTGCAAGTGAAGTTAAGATTCTTGAAACTAATGTACAAAGAATTAAAAAGGATATAGAAGCTTTGCATATCCAAGCTAATGCCTTAAATAAAGTTTGGGATGCTAATAAAGCTGCTCAAGTTAAAGCCCAGATGAAAGCTTCTCAAACTAGCGCAAGTATTATTGCTAAACTCCAAGCTAATATAAATACCCAAAGTGCTAACTTTCATAAACAACAAGCTACTCAACAAGCACAAGCTTCTGCTAATCAAATTAAACAAGCACAAGCTAATAGTAAAGCTATCCTAGCGCAGTTACAAGCTAACATAAATGCCCAAGCGGCTGCTAATAAACTAGCAAACCAACAAGCTGCGGCGGCGGCTAGACAAGCTACGCAACAAGCTGTTGCCCAAGCTAAACTTTCAAGCCAACAAATTACACAAGCTAGTAAGACTGCTCTTGCTACAGTTCCAAAGAATATACAAGCCCCGAACGTAGGTGCAACAACACCAATAAGCCAAGTAGTAGCTAACCCAACTAACTTTATTAATAGTTTAGGAACACAAACAGTTAATGCAACTGCACAACTAACAGCTATGCAAAATGCTTTACATGGTTTGATTACCCAGTTAGTTGCGATACCTGCTGGTGTCTTATCCCCAACTGCCTTAGCTGCTTCTGCTAATGCTATTAACTTATTGAATAATGCTACACATACTTTAACTGTTAATCTTGGACAGTTACAAACTGCTAGTATGGGTATTGCTGGTATTATTAATATCTTTAATACATTACAGCAAGCAACAACATTAGCTTGGCAAGGTTATCAAAACCTTCTTATAGCTATACAAGACTATAGAAGAGGTGTTACGCAAGCACAATTTGATACTCTTAATAATGTTAATGCTATTAAAGCAGAACTTGAAGAAAGAAACCGTTTACGAAAAGCTTATAATGATTTAAGTCCTGCACTTAAACAAGCGGCGGCTGAAAGACAGAAGGAACTTAACCTTAATAGACTCCTTACAGAAGGTTATGCCAAGTATGTAGCTCAAAGAGATTCTGCTCCTACAACCCAAGCTGGCATTAACTATGTTCAAAGACTTACTTCTGCTTGGTTAGCTTATCAAACACAAGTACAAGCGGCTATGCAAGCAGCAGTTACACAAGGTAACGCGGCTGTTAGAACTTACGAAGCACAACTTAAAGCTTTGGAAAGATTACAAGCTAAAGGTTCTAGTTATGTAGTTGGTAAACAAGTCGGTTTTGAACGCACAGGAACTCTTAACCAAATGAAAGCTTCTGGAGCTTCTACGGATGCCGTGCAAGGACAGAAGATTCGTTTCCAACTAGAGGATATTGGGAAGGCTTATGATAAGTTAGTTCAAAAGTTTCAGAATAAACTGCTTGACCCTAAACTAGACCAAGCAGGTTTAGCTAGGATGCGGGCTGGTTTCTTAATAGGAGAGGCTGCACTACTTAAACAACGTGATGCCGCACAAAAAGCCCTAGGAGAGATAGAAAAGCTAACTAAAGGAGTTCACCAACTAGACCAAGTTCACAAACCTTTCCTAGAACGTATCTTTGACCTAGTTGTTGGTTATAAACTTATCAACGCCGCTGTTAATACTTTCACAAACGCAATGCGTAGTGTTCCAGAGGCGGGTTTACAATTTGAAACTACCTATGCAACATTAAAAGCAGTATTCAGTGTAACTACTAAGGTTAATCAAGAATTAAAGTTCCTAGACGACTTAGCCCAATCGGCTGGTATAAGTATCGACACACTCCGTTCAAGTTTCGTAGACTTTGCCGCAAGTGCTAAGTTCTCAGGAGAGAAAGTAGAGAACATTCAAGAAATCTTTGCTAATATTTCAAAGGCTGGTATGGTATTGCATCTTCCAGCCGATAAGATGAAAAGTGCCTTTACTGCATTGAACCAAATGTATGCAAAGAATCAAGTTATGATGGAAGAACTTAAACGTCAATTAGGTAATCAGTTACCTGCTGCTGTTAATATCTTTGCACTTAGTATGGGTAAGACTACTAGACAGTTAATGGATGATATGAAGAAAGGTTTAGTAGTTCCAAAGGAGACTCTTCTTAACTTCTCAAGAACTTATGCTGCTATGTTTGCTGACCCTGCTAGTTTGGAATATGCAAGTCAAGGTGTTAATGCCCATATTCAAAGATTATCAACTGCTTGGACTAACTTTGCAAACAAAATATATGAGGAGTCTAAAGGTGGAATCAAAGGTGGTTTAGATATAGCTACCAATGCTTTAATATTCTTGAAAGAAAACATGACACTATTAGTTAATACTACTACTATACTAGGTTCTGCACTTGGCATAGCTTTAGTAACTCAACTAAGTGTGGCAACTAAAGCCTTATTAGTGGCTAGAAATGCGGCTATGATGGCTTCTGCTGGTATGGTTACTTTAGAAGCTGCTAGTGCTAGTCTAGCTGGACTAAGTATCTGGTCTAATATGAAAATATTTGCTACAAGTACAATAACTTTGCTACCCCCTTGGGTTAAGTTAGTTGCTATACTTGGAACTGCTGTAATGGTTCTGAAAGACTTAGAAGTCGGTACTGTTACAGTTAAATCTTCCTTAAATCAATTAAACGGAACTGCAATAGATGTTAAAAAAAGTATTACTCTTGGTGGTACAGTTCTAGCTGGTTGGGATTTATTAATAGCTAAATTAGAAAAACTTAAAGACTTAATACCGAAATTAAAACCAGATGAATCTTCTAAGAACTTTATAACGGGTTTAGGAAACAAACCAAAAGAAGGTAACACACCTTTTTGGGAAAATGCTATGCTTACTCAAGTTGAAGCCTTGTTTCCAGCACAAGCTAGAAATATTCAAGGTTTATACGATGCTAGTAAACAAGAAGAGGCTAGAAGAATAATTGTTAAATCCGCAGAAGAAGAAGCCGTCCGTCAAACAGAAGCTCTAAATGAAAGAGTTAAAGAAGCCTTATTAGCTGGAACTTCTGGAGTAGTTGATGAAACTATGGCTGGAATGAATAAAAGTATTACAACTGCACTAGGAAGGATTGAAGCTGAATTCAGTAGATTTAATCAAAAACTTCAAAGCCAACTTGATATAGATACTGCCAATCAAAACACGGAAATAGCTAAGATACAAGCAAGAGAGAAACTTGGAAGTATTACTGCTCTTGAATCTATGAAACAACAACATGAGGTTCAACGTAAGATTAGTCGATTAAAAGAAGAGACCGCTAAGAAAGAACTACAAGCACTAGAAGAAAAAGCTAAGAAAGAAGAAGCACTTAGTGAGCGGTTAGTGGCTAACTCTAAGGAAGCTAATGCTTATAATGATGCTTATTTAAAACTAGGAACTTTGCAAAAATTTAAACAAGAAATGCCACAAGCTTTAGTAGACTCTAAGGCTTTTAAGACTACTGCGGAAGCTAGTAAAGCCTTAGAGTCTGGTACTTTAGACCCTAATATTATTAATACAGCTAGAGAACAGTATAATGCAACTCATTTAGACCACGGATTTAAGAAGATTGAAGATGTTTCTGAGAAAGCTATTACAGAAGCAACTAAACGAACAGTAGATACTTGGAAGTTATATGAAGCTAAGATGGATGCACATACTGCTGCTATAAATCAAGTATCAGATGGAGTTATTAAAACTAATGACCTAGCTATAGAAGAGAAAAGAATCTTTGAAGAAATGTTAGCTAGAATGCCTAAGCCTGTCGATACTTCTTCTGTAATGACTAGACAAACTCCAATTGATTTAGCTGGACTTAAGTTTGAACAAAAGATACCAGTACAATCTACGTTTGTATCTTCTGCTTTAAGTGCTAAAGTTGAAGCTAGTTTAGCTAAAGGATATGAGAATACAGCTAAGTATGATAACTTAATAAGACTGTTTTCTGCTCAATATAAAGTAGACCCTAACTTAGCTAAGACTATAATGGCTATAGAGTCTCATGGAGTTAATGGTCTAGTAAGTTCTGCTGGTGCTGGTGGACTTATGCAGCTTATTCCTACTACAGCACAGGCTATGGGTGTAAAAGATGTTAATAATGTTGCACAGAATATAGAAGGCGGTATAAAACTACTAGGACAACTCTCTAAACAGTTTAATGGAGATGTTGACTTAATAGCAGCAGGCTATAATGCTGGAGCTAATGCAGTTAAAAGACATAATTATCAAGTCCCTCCTTATGCAGAAACTAAAGACTATGTTAATAAGGTTCATGCTTTATATAGTCCTTCTGCATCTTCTATTAAATCTGGTGAATATAAAACAGAAGACGCTACCGCTAAGACACTGGAAGAAATTGCAGTTAAAAAGGCTAAGATACAAGAAGACGCTATTAACCAGAAAAATACCGATATAGCTACAGCGTCCGATGAGTTAATAAAATCTTTGGAGGACTCAAAGGCTAAACTAACAGGAACTTTTGAACTTCTTAAAACGCAAAAAGAAACTGAACTAGCTAAATTAGACAACCTTACTTTCCCACTTTCTGACAAAGAACGATTAGCTAAGACTGCTGAGGTTAATGCTACTATTAACCCAGAACTTGTTTCACAGATAGACCAACTTGTTGCTAATGCAAAAGAGACTATCCTTAGAACAGCAAACCAAGCTACTAAGTCTAGCTTACAAACAGAAATTCTTAACTTAGAGAAAGAACGTGCAAGCATAAGTGCTGAGACTCTTAAAGATAAGACAGCTATTGCTATTAACAATGTTATACCATTACAAGATGCACTTGCTAGAAAACAATTTGAGATTCAAAGTTCTTTAGAAGATAGTCTTGGTATTCTTAATGAGAAAACGCTCGCTACCAAACAACAGCTTAGCCAAGAGGAAACACTTAAGTTACTTGCTACTGAGAAACTTAAGTTAGAAGCCAATAGCAGTGGACTTTCTAAGGAAGAAGTAGCTGAAAAGACCAAACTCATAGCTTTAACAGAGAAACAACTTGCTCAACTTAATCAAATTGAGCTAATGAAAGCCAAAACTGCAAAGATAGAAGAAACAACTTCTACTTATCAAGGTTATTCTGATGCTGCTAGTGCTAATCTTATGGCTAATCAAGCTTCAAGAATGGGTATTAGTGGTAACTTCATAGGAACTATGGCTACTGAGGAAACTGCAAGAAACAATTATGGCGTTAAACAAGCTAACTTCTTATCACAAATTGAAGCTTACAAGAAACAACAGTTAGGACAAGAAGGTACTAACGAGTGGTATAAGCTTCAAACACAGATAGAACAAACTACTACTGCAATGAATGATTTAGCTATGGCTAAAGATGCTGTAATTAATCAAGCTACTGCGGATACTATTAACTCAATTAGTGACCACTTTATACAATGGACTCAAGGAGCTGAAACTGTTAAACAGGCTTTCAAAGGAATTGCTATCGACTTTGCTAAGATGGTACAAGAAATACTTATGAATGAACTTAAGGTTCAGATGGTCAAAGGTATTATGAGTATGATAACAGGAAGTTTTGGAGGTGGTTTTGGAAGTGCCGCTACTTCCGCTATTGATGTAGGAGGTGGTGGTGGTTCACCTCTCTTTGCTAAAGGTGGTAGTATTACAAACTTTGCTAGTGGAGGTGAAATCCGTGGTACTGGCACTGGAACTTCTGATAGTATTCCAAAAGTTGTACCTATTGGAAGCTATGTCCTTAATGCTAAAGCTTCTACTAAGGCTAAGAAGAACCGCTTAATCAACCTAAGTCATGGGGAAGTTGTTATATCACCTGAACAAGTAGCACAACTTGGTCTTGACAACCTTGATACAATGAATAAACAGAACTATGCAACTGGAGGTTTAGTTGGAGGAAGTTCTTCTAGTGCTAGTAGTGCGAAAGGTTCAAAGACCTCTAACATAACTAACATAAACATAACTGTTCCAGAAGGTACAAAGAACCCAAAGCAATTCGGACAAGATGTTAGTGTTGAGATTGTTAAAGCTATAGCCAGAGAAGAAGCCAAGAAACAAGTTAATATGTATAACAAACACAAAACAGGTGGGAGATAACTATGATTGCCATGCCTTTACCTTGTAAGATTCTAACAAACCTAAGTTCCTCTGTAACAGTTGATGTTATTACTTTTGGAAATATAGCTAAAGATGTTTCTAGTATCAATCCACACAGTATTGGTGAGATTTGTCAGTTTACTTGGGGTAATCTTAGTTATGTAGATGTTCAAACTATCGAAACAAGCTTACTAAGTTCAAAAGGTACTGAGAGATTTAGCTATTTACTAGGTGTTTATAGTCTTGAGGACGGTTACACAGTAGAAGTTCAAGCAAACAAGCCTATTATCAAAGCTTCTTTTAGGAGAATACAATGACGGTAAGTATTTTACCTTATGTAGAGAAACTTTCTGGAAACTACACCAAGCAAGTTAGCTTTACTACACAACTCTGTAAAGCTAATAACCAGTATCTTAGAAAGATAGGGGTTGGCTTGGACAATAAAAGTATCTCTTATTCCTTAAAGTATATTGGACTAACAGAGGCAGAACTTTTAGCTATTGAAACTTTATTTAGTATTCAATATATAGGTGATGTTATTAAGTTTAAATCCCCTTTAGACTTAGTAGATAATGTTTTTAGAAAACCTACTACATGGACTAAGGATTGGTATTTTAAAATAGAGAATGGAATTAGCAAAGTTAGAGTCTTTGACTTAAGCTTTGATTTATTGGAAGGACAATGTTTGACAGGTATTGCTAGAATACCACCAATAGTACCTCCTGTTCAAACCTTTGAATTAACACCTGCTTTTTTAACTGTTACAGAAGGTGGCAGTTTAGTAGTTACAATAACAACAACCAATGTACCAGATGAAACTCCAGTTACCTACCATATTATCAATATAGATACTACCGCAGGAGAAGCCCTACCTGCTAATGGTACTATCATACTAATGAGTAATTCAGGTACTTTTACTTTAACTTTTCCAAGAGATTACCTAGTTGAAAGTTCTGAGACGTTCCAAATAGAGCTAAGAAACCTACTTGGGGATGTACTTACAACAAGTGCAGTCATAACATTGTTAAATAATACAATAATGTTGGAATTACTTGGTGAAAGTTCACCTATAGTTGATACTTCTGGGTTTAATATACCTATAGTAATGGAAGGTTCTGCTGGCAGAACTACTGATTGGTCTTCTTCTGGTACTGGGGCATTAAAATTCAGTAGAAGTACCAGTGATGCTATGTTAATCAATGATACTCTTGATAAGTTAAATGTAACAAACACTTATATTTTTACAACAGATATTTACATAACAGATTATGCAGCAAACTCTGGTGGTTACTATGTTTCTGCTATTATATCTAAACAAACTGCTGGAAGTAGTAATAACACTGGTAAGAGCTATAGGTTTGAACTAAGCGGAACTTCGACTTCTTTTACACGTTTGAATTTGTTTTTTTATGTAGGGAATACTGCTTATTATCTCTTTTATGACCAAAACTTTAACTTGGAAACTAAATATACTGTTGGCTTTACTGTAAATACAACTACGAAACAGGTAACTTTGCAAATTGATGGTAGTACCGTAGCAACAACTAGCTATACTGGTAATATTAACACCACTTCTGGTTCTCCTTATCTTGGAAAGTCTTTGTTAAATGTTACACCTTTACTTTTTACTGGTTATATGGATAACCTCAGCATAACAAAACTCCCCTAAAACCCCCTCCCCCTAGCCAAGCCCCCTTGGCTAGCCTCCCAAAAACC